TTTCATCCATCTCATCGTCACTACTGGTTCCCTCACTTGTATCACTGCTACTTTCATCCATCTCATCGTCACTACTGGTTCCCTCACTTGTATCACTGCTACTTTCATCCATCTCATCGTCACTACTAGTTCCCTCACTTGTATCATCATTTTCAACATCCATGTTCTCTGTTTTGGGTGATTCTTCCTTATTATCATCATTTTCAACATCCATGTTCTCTGTTTTGGGTGATTCTTCCTTATTATCATCATTTTCAACATCCATGTTCTCTGTTTTGGGTGATTCTTCCTTATTATCATCATTTTCAACATCCATGTTCTCTGTTTTGGGTGATTCTTCCTTATTAATATTATTTTCATCATAAAATAGGGCAAACCGTTTAATATTTTTATATTCTCCATTCAAAGGTTCTCTAGAGAATAAATATATATCATCAAAATTATCATGATTTACTTGTGGTGAAACAATATCCATTGTATATTCATCATCATAATATTCATTTATGTATTCATTGTCCTCATTTTTGTTACATATGTATGCTATTTTTGGAATAAGTATAGGTTCTCCATCTAGTGTATTTAACTCTGTTAGAAATTTATTATTATGAAATAATGCAAGTATATTTTTGTTAATATCCATGTTGTATATTTTTTCTTGATTGATTTCATTAACAACTGCAAAAGTGTAATCTTGTGATTTAAAATATTCAAAATCAATAGTAATATTAGTACAATCAAAGAAAACATATATATTTTCACTCATGTTCTCATTATCATCATTATCTTCTTCTAAAAATCCCCTATAAATAGTTTGAATATTAGTATCTGTATTATTTGTAACTTTTTCAAAAAATATTTTACATTGATTTATAAAATCATTGTTGACATTACTACTTTTGTTATCAATTTCCATATCATTATCATCAGTTGTAGCAATAGAATTATCATCATTTAATGTACGAAATGAATCCATATTTAAATCAGTAGATGGAAAACTATATTCAGCTTGATTTTTGCTAAACATAAATTGTAAAAAAGGGATGTCTAATTCTTGATTAATTGTAAATAAACATAAATGTATTTTATAATTTAATGTTAAATCTCTAGAAAATAAAACTATATCATTAGGTAGAATAACATCATCCAAGTATTTAAATTCTTGTATACGGTCATTCTTAAAATCATTAGTATTTTCATTAATATCATACATAGATGGTTTTTTATCAGGTATAAAAATATCCATATTATTATCAGGTGTAGTATCCTTAATTATATTATTGGTAATTTGATTATTTAAGAAATTCTGTTCTATAAATTTTCGTTGTTGCTCATTTGTAAAAGTCATTCTATATACAAATAGGTCTAAAATAGTTGACCGCGTATATCGCATGTTAAATAATATATAAATATACATAAAGAATATATTCTATGATATAATAACAAAGTCAAACTTATAGTTATACTTGTTTACGTCTCTTAATTACTAAATATGAGTGAACAGCCAGTTGAATATAATTCTAATATAGATTATGATGATTATGATGAACATTCATATAATTACCAAGAATCTATAGCATCTTCTGAAAGTACTGTTTATACTAGCCAACGTGCAAAGCGTAAGGCAATGGAAGAAGTGCTCAAATTAGATTCTGGATATAGAGTTAATGGTAAAAAGAAGAATAAAATAGAATATTATATTACATGTTTGAGTCCTGGTACTTCTATCCGTAATGCAGTAACTGGTATTCGTGAATTTAATTTAAAGGTAGGTAATCCAAGTCACGAAGACCAATTTTTTAAAATTCGTTATACCGCAGATTATATTAACAATGTAACTGGTCCTGAATCATTGTATTATGATAATCCGGAACAATGTGAACGCCATTTGAAGTTAAATATTAAACAAAGTACCAAGAATAAATGGCAAAATAAATATAACTTAGCAATGTCTAAAAATAATTGTGAATAAAAAACTAAAAAAATATCATTATAATATAACTTTAGCAGTAATATGAATAATATTCCATACACATCTTACATATTTATAGGAATAACCTCACTTGTTTTAACATATGCTACCATTGCCGATACTGAAAAAGAAATAATAATAGAACCAAAACCAGAAGCATCAGTAAAAGTCACACCAGTACCAGATGCAGAAGATTCGGCAGAAGCATCAGCAGAAGCATCAGCAGAAGCAGTACCAGTACAAGAAGCAGTACCAGTACAAGAAGCAGTATCTAAAGAGGGTGGAAAAAAACGAAAAACAAAAAAACATTGTAAAAAACAAAAAAAAAGTCGTAAATTAAAAAATTGATATATTGTTTCCATTAATATTATTTTCATAATTAATATTAATAAGTAATATGGTATCTATAACAGATTCAAATAATTATATAACTGTTATTGATAATATTTTTAAAAACAAATCTTATCATTATGTGTATGTTTCAATCGGGTCAAAATATAATCAACAAGATGTTTATTTCTATTCATCGTCAATGCCTTTAGCAAAACGAGTAGATACAAATGCATTACATCAAATGGTTCCGTTGTTTTTATATACAAAGCCTTCTTCAAAAAATATATTGAATATTACAATTGATATATTTAGCAGTGAAAGTGAAATACAACTTAACAAACGTTTGATAGAAAGTACCGATATTGATAATATGGATAATTTAATAATAAATATGAGTTGTAATGAAGAAACCATAAAAGAATTTGGTGAACATATATTATCAAAAATAATGAATTTTAATATTTTAGAGCCAAATTTTATGTTATGTAATTACGTGAAATTTGCGAATTCACCAAATCATGCAGAATTCCATGCGGAAAATAAAATACCAATTTATTTAGAAAGTTTATTTAAGGATAAATATATGAATTCGTATTATGAATGGTATGGTTATAAATATAATTTATATAACTGTATTTATAACGTAAGATATAGTAAAAACGATATATATTTTTATAAAACAAAAAATGATCTTGATAATATAATACGTCTATTGTGTAATCAAAAAATCCAACCAAAAATTACTGATATAAAAATATTAGAATTAATGGTAAATTCATATGATATATCAGTAATAAATAAAACAGAACCAATGATAGGTTTTGCATGTTCAATGAGTGAACTATATATTTAATTAAGTTCTTCTAAACATCGTTTAAAAAAGATAGCTAATTCATTTTTGTCTGTACCGATTACAACATCATCTGGTATATAATGGTCATTTTCTTGGAAATAGCATAATATAGTAGGAATACCAGGCACAATTTTTTTACTTTTAAGAAATGCATATAAATCAAAATTTTCATCAACATCTATAATAGCACATTGTACTGTATCTGGCATTTTTTGAAAACAATTTACAACATCTTCTTCTATTAATTTACATGGTGCACACCATTCTGCCCCTAATTTAATAAAAATTAATCCTGGATTGTCTGTTAATGATTTAAAAAAATGATGACGGTCACTATATTTTGTAATTATTGGTAAACCCATATTATATAATTACTATTTATTTTTTATATATATTTATTTTACAAGATTTTCTAATAGTTCTTTATTTAAATATCGTAAATTATTTGATATTACATGAATTGAGTTAATTTCATCACTACAATCAATAAATTGCCTAATATTATTTGCAACGTTATACATAACCTCATCTAACTCTTTATCTAATATATCAATTCTATCACGAATATCTGCACAATTTACACATATATTATGTGTAATTGTGGTTTCTCTACATATACATAAATTGTCCTTATAATATTCATTATCTATACACGACCCACATTGTATAAGTATTGTACTTTTTACGGATTTCTTTATACATTTACAATCACCGTGATAATACCGAGAATTGCTTTGATTATCCATTATTTTATTAATATGTTAATTTATTTTAGATAAATAATCCTTCAATTTTTTACACATTTTGAGATTTTACACCGCGCCGTTAATTATTTTTATTAACTTTTCATAGAAACCCGATGGTTTCATCATTTGTTATTCTTACATACGATTTTGTAAAAAATATAATATAAATAATCATATTTTTCATAACAATTTAATTAAGGAGTACTTCTTGTATTTCGGCATCATACTTTCCGGTTGATTTTGCGTTCCCAAGAAAAAGAAACAAACTAATGAAAAGTTAGTTATTTCGTTAGTTTGTTATTTAATAAATCTCAATTACTATATAATTATGGATTCAGACAAAGGTTATAATCTAGATATACATATGTATAGTTTTGAAGAATTATTAGGATTATTTGATTTATCTTATACAATTTCATTGGAAGATATGAAACGAGCAAAAAGGAAGGTATTAATGACACACCCAGATAAATCTAAATTAGATGCAAAGTATTTTTTATTCTATAAAAAAGCTTTTGATATAGTTGTAAAATTTTATGAAAATCAAAATAAACAAAATCAAGAATTAACAAATAAACAACAGGTATATACGGCTGGTCAACAACATCACGATAAACAAACTACGCGCGCATTAAACAAAAATATTAATTCTATGGATAAAGAAAAATTTAACAATACATTTAATCAATTATTTGATAAAAATATGGTTAATAAAATTGATGCAGAAAAAAATAATTGGTTTACCAATGAAGATACTTTATACAAAAATGATAATAATGTGAATTCTCAAAATATGGGGCAAATGTTTGATAAAATTAAAGATACTCAACAAGGATTAGTCCAATATAAAGGTGTTGAAAATTTATTTATGAATAGCAATTCCGGCGATTCCATTTATGATGATAATAATGATAAATATGCTAGTTGTGACCCTTTTAGTAAATTAAAATTTGATGATTTACGAAAAGTACACAAAGACCAAACAGTCTTTAATGTCAGCGAACGAGATATAGATAAAGTACAACAATTCTCTTCTGTTGACCATATGATGAGAGAACGTGGTAAACAACCATTAAATCCTATTGAAAAACAAGAAGCTGAACGTATATTAGCCCAACAAAATAGTCAATATAAAGAACAAATGATGCAAAAAGAATATGCAGATAAGTTGAAAACTATGCAATATGAAGAAAAAAACAAAAATATTCTAGCTACGTTTATGCGAATAAAAAATTAATAGTATTATTTGTCAATATTTATCATTTCAATGTGTTGTTTGTATAACATTTCTTGTTGTTTGCGTATCATTTCTTCCTTATTTAAATCTAATATAATACCACTATATTGTGTATTTGTTTGTTCTATATCACTATAATTATCATATTGGGTAACAGTTAGTGGTGTTATTAAATACCAATAATTTTGCATTTGTAATTGTAACCAATACTTATCAATTGCATATTCAAATTTATTTGTGGGATTTTGTATTAATTTTTTCAGCCCTGTTTTAAAATTATCCAATAGAGTATCATAAAATTCACGTTTTACTATATATCCGGTTGTTGTTTGACAATAGAAGACACGTGCTGCATATTCATACAATTCTTGATGCGGAGGACGATTATTTCCTGCCACTATTAATACATCCCAATTTATAAACTTATTGTCATTAAATTTTTTGATATTTTCTTTAAATAATTCAGGGTTTGTGAATGTTATATCATCTTCACAAATAAATATTTGTTCATAATTACGAGTCTTTGCTAATTCTAAACACTTTATATGACTCATTGTACATCCAATTGCGGGTGATTTTGGTTGAATACCGGATATTCTTTCCGCATTTACACCCATTTTTTCAAATTCTCTTGTTACATGTTCTAATCTATCTGTTCTGTGATCTAAATTTATAAAAAAAGTATGGTCTAATAATTCCATATTAATAAATATAGAATTATTTATTTATTATGTTTTTTCTACAAAATCTAATATAGTATTCATTGTATGTCGTGTTTCTTTATCTGTTTTTTTATCTGTTTCTAATGTGTCTACCTTTTCTGTTAATACGTCTATACAATTCTTTAATTCATGTATTTCTTTCTGCATTTCTTTGATAGTTGCATGTATTTCTACCATATCATTATCATGTTTCCAACTTACCTTTTTCTTATCTAGGTTTGTTTCTACTTCTTGAACTGATACAGTTATGTTTGAAGAATTATCTATTTGTAACTTGGGGGGAATAGAATTAATAATTTCACCTATTGGTTTTGATGGTGGTGGAATATTATTCATTTCGTATTCTCTTTCTGCCATCTGTTGTTTTAATAAGTCATCCATATTATTTATTACACCATCTTCTATTTTTTCAGCAAAATCTAGATTATCTGGAACATTTTTTTTATTCATTTCACTATATACATTTTGTCGTTGCTCAAATTGTCTTGCATATTCATCTTGACGTGTATCTCTTACAATTGGTGGTGTTGATATAATTGAATTACTAGGTTGATATGGATTTACATCAACTTTTTTTACCAATTCACTATTTTGTTCTCGTATATTTCCCAACATATATGTGATAGTTTCTTTGTTTATTTTGTTCAACTCACTTACTTTTATATTTTCAGTTTTATATTTATCGTAAAATGTTTGTATGATATTTTTAAACCATTCTACTTTTGTATTCGGTGTATAATTATTAAAATGTTGTTGAATTAGTGTATTTTTTCCAATTACATTCCATAATAATTCTTGATTTTCAGGTACAACGTATAATGCCATAAATATATTTGTTACATAAATATATTTATATTCTATTTTTGTTTATTTTTTTTGATTTATTATGTTTCTTTATTTTTCTCTTAATTGTCTTGTTTTTACCGCCGGTTTTCATGTCTTCTTTTTTGGAATCTGTTTTTATTGGAAATAATGGTATTGATATTTTATATGATTTAAAAAAAGTATCTGGGTCTTGTTTTGATGGATTATCTGGTTTTAAAATATCATTTTCTGTGTTTTGTATTAAATTTTCTAAAAAATAATTTACTTCATCTGCTATTGAAAATGGATATTCTTCGTTTTCTATATCTACCGTATAACCATTAATACTATACCCTTTACTGTTTGGAAATTTATTTGCATATACTTTTATATTTGCATTTATTTTTTTATCTGTTTCTTTTTTATCTGTTTCTTTATCCGTTCCAATGAATTTTTCTTTTACAAGATTAAAATTATCACGTATTCCATCTAACAAGTTTCTCATTACTCCTTTACATTCTGTTTTATTGCGATAAACACCAGCAACAGTAGGCGGACTAGTAGCAGGACTAGTAGCAGGACTAGTAGCAGGACCATCGCCGGCAGCAAGAGGTTTTTTAATAGATGAGGACATTAATTATTATGTTAGAGTTATAATATAATGATATAAAATTACAGATTAAAAAATCGGTTTCTGTATTTGTAAATATATGAGTCGGTGATTCGTTTCTTTTTAAAAAAATTTAATTTATTCTTTATATTTTTAAATTTTGTATTATTATGTTTATTGGTTAACATGGTTATAATAAAAAATAGCGAATACATACCACATTCAGTATCGCCTTTTTGATGAATTAATGGATTGTTCTCATAATACGTTAAATTGATTGGTGAATGTAATTCAACTGCTTGTTTGGTTATTCTGTCAACCAAAATCTGTATTTCAGTAGGAATTGAATCACCTGCACTATCCATGTAAAAAATAAAATTATCTTCTAAATCAATAAACATAGAAACCCAATGAGAACCACTTTCATCATGTTTATCTAAATTAAATACTATGCCTATTTTTGTATGTTTTTTATCAATATAATTCTGGAGTTTGAAATTACATATTTCTTCCCATACGCAAGTGCCCATATTATCAACAGGATATGTATCAAAATCTATTGGTGTTGGTCCAATTACTCTAAAGTTAGTATAAGGTTTTTCATATTGTTTGAGAACCTTAACTATATCAAAATTAGTTAACCATGTATTTGGTTTTTGTTTCCAACTATTTGGTTGTTTTGGTGCAAAGGCGTCTTTTTCTATTTTATTACGAACTGTGATATCTGTGATTGTTTCTAACCAACAATCTTCTTTATTACAAGTTGTTAATTTGCTTTTTAAATCATTCCATATTTTATTAGGTTCACTATTTTGTATTTTATTTTCAGGATGACTATGATTAAATGATGTTTTTAATTGAAGTAATACATCATTAGTAAAACAACTATTATTTATACTTGTCTTTTCTACACCCGGATTGCATACCATAGGTTTTATTTTTTTTGTTTTACGTTTATGCTTATGTTTTTTATTATTACGTTTTGTTTGCATCATTAGTTATACACTATGTAGATAAAATAGTATTTTTCTTTTTCTTTTTTTTTTGATTTTTTTCACCATGATTTTTTAAAGGTACATTAATTTTTATATGATCAGTATTATTACAAGGAATTGTACAAGTATAATCATAAACACGAAATTTTACAGTATCACCAAAAATATATTTTAACTTATCCAAAAAATAACTAAAACGAATTTTATCAATGTGAGTTGGATTTTTTATATTATTTACAGAAACGTTCCAACCAGAAAAATCTCTATATCCTTCATTATTTTTTTCAGGTGGTGACATATGTTCCTTTAAAAAATCTTCCTTCATTTGATTATGTTCATGAATGTTTATACGTGGTATATCCGAATTTTCTGCAAATTTCATTTTTGTATTAAACCATTCAACCCTATTAAAATCGTATAATAATCTGTTTAATAAATTTAAATTGAATAAATTATATTTTATATCAAGTGAATCCGTATTTGGAAATACTAAATTGTTATTATTATCATGAACAGATATTAACCAAACACCAGTATATGTGTCATTTAATTTACTTCCTATAAATTTATCATATGGTATTTTATCAAAATAATCTTTTCCTACAGTCGTTGGCATATTTTCGCGAAAATGTTTTTGTAGATTAATGTGTTCATTATTAAATTCTCCTATAGTTTTTTCACATACATCTATATTATTACCAGTTGCATTATAGAGTTCTATATTATAATTTGTATTTAAGTCAGTAGTAATTAGACAACCATGAATAATCATTGCGACTGTTACTATATATTGTTTATCTTCTCCACCTTTTTGTAATTTATTTTTGTTTGAATAAACTCTCTGTTTTCTTGGTTTAGTAGATTTAGATTTTGGTTTTTTTTTGCGCGTGGTTTGATTTGAATAGGATTTATTACGCCTAAATACCATTGTTAGTTATATAATAGTTAGAAAATTAACGTTTTGAAAACATACGCATATCATAATTTGAAATAGGTAGAGAACCTTTTTTAACTACACTTTCTTTTCCCCAAAAAGATGATGCTTTTTCAACATTTGATGTATTACTTTCGTCAATACTTCCAAATAATACATCATCTTCTTCTTCCTTATTATAAAAATTATATTTGTTTTGTTTTTCTACTTCCTTCATTTTTAAATAATGAACTATTTTTTTAGTATACGCTAAAAATATGTTATTTATATCATATGATATTTCTAAATCAGGAGAATCTATCATTTGTGAAGTTATATCTAATATTTTACTACGGTACATGCGATTATCTAGTACACTTTGTTCTTCATATTCATTTGTAGAATCTTCATTTTTTAATATATATTTTTTATAAAGTGTTTTATTCATTAACAATGAAAGTGTCATATCATCTATTTCACTTGTCGTTGTTGAAGCTGTATTATCAAAATTAGTACTATATTCTTTTTCAGTTGATTCTTCTACCTGCAATTCTTCCATAGGTTCTTCCATAGGTTCTTCCATAGGTTCTTCTAAGACCTCTTCAATAGATTCATATGATTCATCTTTTAATACTGACATATTTATAATCTATATAGTTCTTTTTATTTAGATATGAGAACCTAAATAAAATATATTTATTTTTTCTTATTTTTTTTGTTAGAGATAGTTTTACGAATCTTTTTTATATGTTTTGCAGATTTCTTTGATTTTTTACGAGTTCTACGATGTTTTTTATATCCACCGCAACCTGGATGGATATACGGTTCCGGAATAGGCGGAAATTTATCTATACGTGGTTTGGGAATGTTACCACGTTGCGAAGAACGGTTGTTATTTATTACACCTGGACTAGGTTTACATTTATTTGTAGGTCTTCTTTCTGGCGTATGATTACCCTCATTATTACCATGACACAAATCAAATGAAAAATCGTTGTCGGGTGTTTTACTCTGCGATTTTGTCGCTGTACTATTCCAATCCGCAAATGAAGGTGGTTGTCCTGTTACTCGAGATGATGGCATATTAATATATAATATAAAAAGATTAAATCAAATTCGTATTAAATATTATTATTTTTTACGTCTATTATATTCTAAATACCCCCCAAATTCAACAAGGACCTGTTACATATTTTGTAATAATTACTCACCTATAGCAAAATGCATTTCATTTGTTAGTTCTTTTCCATCTACACCATACGTTTTTGGGTTATATTGACATATATAATGTCCTATTATATCATCAAACCTACCCCAATCTATATCTTCCTCATGCTCTTCCCATTCATCTTCATCAATTTCTAAATTATCTAATAATATTTGCATTGCATCACCAATAATACTATGTTCTTCATTTTCTGTAAATTGCTCAATCTCGTCTTCTACAGTTTGAAGGCGTATCCATTCTTTCACCAAAAAACTATTCAAATTATCATACCATATTTTCCCTTTTATTATTGTTGGAATATAGTTTATTAAAAAAATGTCTTCTATAATATTTTTAGCCACATCGTAACACATTTTATCTGTAAAACCCATTTTATTATTATATAATATATTTATTAATGTTTATGTTATTTTGTTTACACGTTTGAATATTTTAGTTCGAACAAGATATAAATATTTTTTACTATATAGAATAATATTATGGAGAACGAAGAACCTAAATTATGTGTGAATATGGATTGTGAAAGATATCAAGAGAATTGGGATTTTGAAGAAGATACTGAAGAGACTTATCAAGAGGATCAGTGGAAAAAATGTTGCCTATGGTGATGGATATTTTAATGATGATGGAATGGGAGATATTTTATTCGTACAAGAAGAGCCAAATAATGAAGAAGCCGAGTGTAACTTATGTGGAAAAACTGAAGATATAGTTCAAATGAAAGGAACCGGACAATTTCTTTGTGGAAATGCTTGTGATGAAGATGAAGACGAAGATGCAGATTAGATATATTATATGAAAATTATGCAAAAAATTGATAAATATTTTTCATAATTTTCATATAGTATATAATAATAATAATATCCAATATGGAAAATACTTGTCTTATTTGTGCCGAAGGGTTTAATACAAAAAAATTCAAACCAGTTACATGCGAGTTTTGTGAATTTACAGCGTGTTCTACTTGTTGTCAACGCTATGTTGTTGACCAAGAAATATCTACTTGTATGAACAATGATTGCAAAAAAGAATGGACACGCAAATTTGTGGTCAATACATTTACTAATACGTGGGTTAGTAAAGATTGGAAAAATATGAACGCCAAAGTTGCGGTTGATAAAGAAAAGGCATTGTTTCCCGCTACTATGGGAGTTGTCGCCGAGAGAAAAGCCAAAGAAGCTGCTGAGGCTGAAATAATCATAATCGGGAAACAAATTGATACATTAATCAATCTAAGAAAAACACTTGAGCGTCAAGTTAGCAATGGAGGCATTGTCGCTAATAAAATCGTTTCTAATGGACGCAAATGTCCGGACTCCGAATGTCGCGGATATCTAAGCACCCAATGGAAGTGTGGGCTTTGTGAAAAATGGGCTTGTCCTGAATGCCATGTTATCAAAGGAGATAGACGCGACACTGAACATACATGTGACCCTGATACTTTAGCTACTGCTAAATTGCTTGATAAAGACACTAAACCTTGCCCAAAATGCTCTACTCCTATCCATAAGATTGAAGGATGTGACCAAATGTGGTGCACTCAATGTCATACTGGTTTCAGTTGGAGGAGAGGAACAATTGAAAATCGTATCCACAATCCACACTATTATGAATGGCAACGCCAAAATGGTGGAGGAAGAGCTCCTCGTAATGTAGGTGACCTTGAATGTGGACGCGATATTGGTGATCGTAACGTTCATAATCGTATTTCTACTGCTTTTAAAATATTTCAATATGTAAACAAATCTCAACAAGACTCATCCGTTGAGATAACCGACCAAGCGATTGCAGAAAAAGAGAAGACGCTCAAGAATAACAGAGACAATTTGAAATCCGTTGGAGATAATATTCTTAAAATTATACGCAACACAATTCACTTAAGTGAGGTTGTTGCTCCAAGATTCAGGCAAACCAATGAGGATGTGAATCAAGACGCCAGAATACAATTTATTATGAACAAATATGATGACAAAAAATTTGCTTCTATCATTCATAAAAATAATAAATCTATTTCTAAAAAACAGGATATATTTAACGTTATTCAACTCCAACAACAGGGTGTAACTGATATAATTTTCCGTATGATAGATTCATTATCACCAATGGATGATATAATTGACAAAGTAGTAAAAACATTTAGTGGTAAGATACCCAATGAAGTTGCTAGACGAATATACGCTTTGTATGAAGAATTTGAAACTCTTACTGCGTACTCCAATAATCTACTACGAGAACACAGTAAGACATACCAATGCAAATGTTGGGTCATAGAACACTTAACACAACGTCAGGACGCTACTTTTAAATAGATAACCCTTTTCCTTATAATTTATAACTAAACACTTTTTTGTTAGTAAATATTCTATTTACGTCTATACACATCATAAAACAACATAAATAAATTTATTATAGTATAGTATTCCAGAATGAATGAACGTAGATTAATTATACCTCAGGCAATATCACAAACTGCATTGTATTCAACTCCATGTATAATTCAATGTATATATGTAAGTTATAGTAATGAATATACTTTCTTAACAATTGGATTATATTGTCTATTAGGTTCAAGTATATTATACTGGAATAATATGCAAAATACAGCAATATATAATATAGACCGCACATTAGCAGTAAGCGTTCTAAGTATTAAAAGTTATATTGCATATAATCATTTTAGTATAGAAGGTGGGAAAATATGGTATACCAGTTTATTTGTATCTGCAATTGCCTACATGTTATCTTTGTATTTATTTCAAATTAATAAACACTGTATAGAACCAGATAAAGAACGAATCATGAAACAGTCTATATATTATCATATGTTTTTTATTCATTTTCTTCCAACAACTACATTTTCTTTATGTGTTTTACATTATTCACCAATAATAGAAGAAAATTAGAGAGAAATAAAATTACAAACTTGTAAATAACAAAATCTTTTTTTATAGTATAACATGAAGCAAACGAACAAAATGAATTATTCAATCATTACATTTTTCTTGTTAATCATGTACGCCATTAACATTTATGCGTTTAAAGATGGATTTCCAACTTGTGAAAATTATGTAATGAACACATATTTATATTTAGCATTAAGTATGTGTTATATCTATTTTAATATCAACAATTTTAGCTCATATAGTCATCACGTATTTATACCATTCTTGGTAAGTATTGCGGCAATCTTATATATTACTATGAATAAACCTACAACACAGAGTGGTATAGCTATCAATCATATCGTATGGTTTGTATTTTTAACAGCTTTATCTTTCATGATTATACCTATTACATCTATGAGTAGTGATTCAATGATTTATATGGCTTTGTATTTTACATTTTCAATATTTATAATAATGTCTGCACTTGTTTACATGTATCCAAGTTTTTTCAAAAAAACAATGAATTTTATGTTTCCAGGATTATTAGTAGCACTTATTATGATTATCTTAATTGAAGTGTATTTGATTTTTATAAAACAAAAGTATCCTACAAATATTCATCGTTATATTAGTTATGCTGTAGTAATATTATTTTCATTATTTATATCATATGATACACAATTAATGTTTGAAGAAGCCGAAATATGTAGAAAATATGCGAATTACCCTGAATCTAGTATAAAATTTATATTAGATGTAGTAAACATATTTGTAAGGTCATTCGCTTTACAAAAACAATAATTCTAGAAAATACACAAATAATAGTTAATTTTCTAGATTGAATATTATATTGTCATATACTATATTATAGATTATACTATGTCTGCAATAAACGGTATTTCTCCAAAACAAACAGTAACTAGTTTTAAACATGGTGAACAAGCACAATCACGTGAAGTATTACGTCGTAGTTGGAATCAATTACAAGCATCTGGAACAGTAAATAATAAAGAACGTGTATTAACTCCTTTTCGCGCAGTAAATAATTTAGGTGATTTTCTCGGGCGTAAAAATTATGTTTGTGGTGGACCCAATCAAGTTAATGCTAGTAAACCAGGTTGGAAAGGACACATCGGGTCTATTATAAGCAATTGTGATAATAGTGGTGTAGAAGGTGCTTCTTGTAACCCCAAGTTTGTATCGGATTCAAGTGATTATATACGTTTCCGTAAGTTACGTGCAATGAATAAAAATTACAATGATACAAAACTTTAAATTTTACAACTAATATTATTTAAATTATATCACTATGTTATATAAACATTGTGATATGTATACCATGAAATTTAGTATTCAAAATATTAATAATAGTGCATTAAGTGGTGTTAGTGCCATGCCACAAAAAGACAGTACTAGTGATAATCAAAATTCATTTAATATGGCTCGTCATACATTTATTGAAACTGTAACAGATGAAGTGGTTCCCCCATGTACACAATTAAAAAAAAGATGGATAGGAAATTCTAACAGAGATGCATCACAAATTGCTAAAAACCGACGTAATATTGCAGTTGGAACCGGATTAAATGCTAGTGGAAATTTATATTCATTCACAACTTATAACGATATTCAAACACCTAATAGTGCATTACGTCGCGTTAGGTCGGGTGGTGCTGTAGCCCCACCTAAAAAGAATGCACGTAAAACAAATGCACCTACTCCCAGATTTTCACCTATTAAATTTTCAAATGAAAATGGTATTGAAAATCAACACATTAAAGACTTTTATGGAAATAATGCCCCAAATATGTATCATTAATTTAGATTTTTTTCACAATATAAATTATATTGTCTCATGTACAGTTATTTAGTTGAATTTTTTGGTGCTGCTTTCTTTATCTATGTGATTTTTGCTACAGGTAATCCTTTGGCTATTGGTGCTGCTTTAGCACTTGTAATTATGCTAACAAGTAATATTTCAGGTGGTCATATCAATCCTGCTGTAACAATAGCAATGGCATCTGCCGGTAAACTACCTGTAAGTGAAGTATTACCATATTGTCTTGCACAAATATTTGGTGGATTAGCTGCACTTCAATTATACAATAATTATAAATTATAAGTATTTTACTTCATATGAATATGTAATATTTTGAATATAATAAATATTACATACTTTTTTTCAATACACGAAACAATATGAACAGACCAATAACACTAAGAGAGCCAGCATAAATTTTGGTTAAATTGTCTGGCTCAAAGATTAATTTATCGTCTTGTTCTTTTACACTATTGTCAGTATTTTTATTGATACCGTGAATATTTGGTAAGTTCTTAACTGTTGTCTTGGGTTCTTCTTCCTTTTTTATTAAATTGGAAAACCCTGATAATTGTACAAATGGTTCTTTAGTTACATTTTCAGATGTAAAATTACTACCTAGATTTTTAATTTTGATAATATCCATACCTGTAAATTCTTCACTATATGGGCATTTTGATACAGTAAAATTATCCTTTTTTGAACAATTATTGCAATATTCTTCCCTTTTGTTTTGTTGTGTTTTTGTTAATTTTGGTAAATTATTAATAATTTTGTTCATACGTTTATGATATATATATTAATTATATAATAACTTTTTATATAATAAAAACCGCATAAAGATAACTATAATATTATTCCATAAATGTGTGGTATTTTTACATTACTAAATAATTATAATTCCTTACCAAGAAATTATGTTTATGAACAATTTAAAAAAGGAGAACATAGAGGTCCTGAAGATTCAATAATGGAAGAAGTTATGATAAAAGCTACTTTTGGATTTCATCGTTTGGCAATTAATGGTATTGATAATGTTTCAAACCAACCATTAAGAATCAATAATATTACTTTAATATGCAATGGTGAAATATATAATTATAAAGAATTATATAAATTTATGAGTGATGTAAAACCCGAAACTAATTCAGATTGTGAAGTTATTATTCATTTGTATATAAAATATGGTATTGAACATACATTGCAAATGCTTGATGGTGTTTTTGCATTTTGTTTATTAGATACTAGAGATTGTTTTCACAAATCAAAACTATTTATTGCACGTGACCCATATGGTGTAAGACCAATGTACATTATGAATTCTAATAAAAAAAAGAATGATTCTATTTATGGTATTTCAAGTGAATTAAAACAACTAAGTGGTATGTGTGATACTTTAAATAAACACACTATTGATAATGAAAAAAATATCAATAAATATGAAATACAACATTTTAAACCGGGAACTTATGGTGTTTTTGAATTATTATTTACTGACAATACATGGAAATACATAGATAATTATGTATATCATAAACCAGGATTTACTTCTTGTATCAATCGTGATATAACTCAAAATGATTGTATTTATAACATTCAAAAGTATTTGAAACTAGCAGTTGAAAAACGCTGTTCTACTACAGAGAGGCCTATTGCCTGTTTATTATCTGGTGGATTAGATAGTAGTTTAATTACTGCTATTGTAAATGAATATCATAAAAATAATAATTTACCTACTATTGAAACATATAGTATTGGACTTGAAGATTCAGAAGATTTAAAATATTCTCGTATTGTTGCGAATTATCTTGCAACAAAACATACAGAAATAGTTGTTAGTGAAAAAGACTATTTGGATGCAATACCACATGTAATTAAAGATATTGAGAGTTATGATACTACTACAGTACGTGCTAGTATTGGTAATTGGCTTCTTGGTAAATATATTTCTCAAAATAGTAAAGCAAAAGTTATATTTAATGGAGATGGTTCAGACGAACTACTGGGAGGATATTTATATGTTGGTCATGCAAATAATTTAATTGAATTTGATAAAGAATGTAGACGATTATTAACTGATATACATAAATTTGATGTTTTACGTTCAGATAAATCTATATCATCACATGGACTAGAACCTAGAACACCATTTTTAGACCGTGAATTTGTGCAATATTATTTAACAATTCCTTTTGAATTGCGTTATCATACTTTACAAAATAATATGGAAAAATATTTATTACGTACAGCATTTGATGAAAAGTATATTTTAAATAATAATAAACAACCACTTTTACCATCTAATATATTATGGCGTAGAAAAGAAGCATTTAGTGATGGTGTATCAACACAAAATAGATCTTTATATAAAATTATAGAGGAATATACTAATATGCATATTAAGACAAATTTATATAGTTCATATATTTTTAAAGAGGATATACAAAAAACAGTTGAAGACATCGTTAATAACCATACCGATTTTGATAATATTAATAATCATCTTATACCACAAACTACAGAACAATTATATTATCGTTATATTTTTGAAAAACATTATAATGGTTATGGTAAAATAGTGCCTTATTTTTGGATGCCAAAATATGTAGACGCAGATGATTCTAGTGCTAGAACATTATCTATTTACCAAAACAATATTACATTGTAATCACTAACAGTATAAATAATTAATTCCGATACAGAAAAAGATGATAAAAAAATAATTTATTATTAAATTACAAATAATTTATTCTACAATTACTAGTTTACGGTTTTTGCTTGAATCTTGGCTTGTTTGGCATCATGTTTTGCTTGAATCTTGGCTTGTTTTGCGTGTTCTCTTTCTTGAATCTTGGCTTGTTTTGCGTGTTCTCTTTCTTGAATCTTGGCTTGTTTTGCCTGTTCTCTTTCTTGAATCTTGGCTTGTTTTGCGTGTTCTCTTTCTTGAATCTTGGCTTGTTTTGCGTGTTCTCTTTCTTGAATCTTGGCTTGTTTTATGCGTCTACGTTGAAAATTATTACTCATTGGAATAATACGTTTTAAAATAATTTTTTTAAATCTGCGCTTTATAGATACTTGTTGTTTATGTAAATCAATCTTGTTTATTTGTTGTTGAAAATCTTTGGTTATAATATTTAATATACCAATAAATTTAAATAACTTTATTCTTATTTCATAATTAAAAGTTTTTTGCTTAATTTGAAATTGTTGTCCATTCTTATACTGATTCTTTTGTATCATAAATGAATTATATCCGTATAATGTGGGTATAATATCAAAACAATTTCTTATTTTAGCAATAATTGTATGTTTTTTAGACCAGATAGGTTCATTTGTATAGATACTTTTTAAAGTACATTCTTTTTCTAACATTGAAAATATTGGATTACATATTTCATGCATTTGACCTTGTTTTTTATACATGGCATGAGGTAGACAGTTTAAAATGTTTTTTTGAACATTATACTTATTTTCATTATCTTTCCAAAATATTTTTATACGAAATCCTTTTTCAAATGTATCTATTAATTTATTAATATTATCATCAGTTGTTGGCATGTGGTATAAGCATCTAATAATTCTTGCTTGTATAGTTTGTAGTAATTCTAATCTAGTATCTATATCTATAAACATATAAATAGCATATCTTAATTCCCAAGGTAATCTTGGTATATATTTTAAATTTAGTTCCATATTGGTTAGTGTTATTACTAACTATATACAATAAAAAATCTCAATTTTCTACATTATTTAATGGTATACAGTAGAAATGTAGAAAATTGAGATTTGTATTCTAAAATGATGTTATATAACAAGCATTTGCGATGAATGAAAATACAATGATAACAGAAAGCAATATTATAGAGAGTATAATAGAAGATGTTATTACTAAAACGGAAAAGTCTTGTAATGACTCTCTATTTAATAAATTAAAACAAGACAACGTTTCACAAAAATTTCAAAAAGAAGTTCAAGGATATCATTTAATTTGCGAAGCGCCGATTAAAGAGGCATTGTGGGAAGAAATCAACAAAAATATAGCATGTTGTGTATGTGATGTAAAAGATGAAGCAAAAGGAAATCACAAATCTGGAAAAGACATGCAATTTGATGAATTTGGAATTTCCATGAAAAGTGCAAAGATGGAAAAAAATAAAATTTCAATATCATCCTATAGACTTACAACCGTATGTAGTGATAAAAATCCGGGAAATCCAAGTGAAATAGTAAAAGAAATATCGCAAAGAGATAGTTCTTTTGAATATTATTCAGTATTACTACGTGAAGAATTAGAAGATAACATATTAGAATATTATTGGTGTGTAATTCCCAAAACATGTCCAATATTTAATATACAGGATAATGATTTACAACCTAAAATGGGGAAAACTGGGAAAAATAAAGGTATTCAAGTTGGTTGGGAAACCAAGTATATATCTATTACATTTTCAATGTCATCTCAACTGTGGATACATTTGATATTTCATGATATTAAACAATACATTGTCTCCAGTATCAAAGTGGACAATTCCAATAAAAAAATATCATATACAGATATATTTAATATAAAAGCCTGCTTTCTTCCTTAAATTATACTTCAAGTAACCGTTCGTTGCATAAATCTACATAGTCATTATTTATTTCGTAACCTATATAATTAATCCCCATCTTTTTTGCTGCTACACATTCACTGCCTGAACCGGCAAAAGGTACAACCAACAGTGTATTATCGTCTTTATTTTGACTAGCCTTTATTAATTTTTCACATAGTTCTAGTGGTTTCTGCGTAGGATGGTTTACACGTTCCTTTTTTCCTGCACCACCAGCTAATGCGGAAATCTTAATTACATCTCGCGGTAAAGCCCCGTTCGCATGAGCAGTATATGTAGTTTCTTTTTCTCCATTACTAAACCGTCCCTTTGTTGCTTTTCTTACTTTTCCAGCAGCATTTTTTAAAAAGTTATCTGTATATGGTTCTCTAACATCATCTCTATTAAACACAGGCTTTTCTTTATTGCAACATAAAATACTCTCATGTGTTCTTTGCCAAAAATTTAATGAAGGTGTTACTTTATTGGTATAATGCCATATAATCCACCTAACATTGATGTTAATTCTTACACGAATAAATGCAAGTATTTCACTGAACCCATAAATATATAAAGTACCATGTGGTTTCAATATACGTATGCATTCACCAATCCATTCATCACACCATACTAGATAGTCATCCATTTTTTGTTTATCACTATTATTACCAAAATCTTTGCCAATATTATATGGTGGGTCACATATAATAATATCTACTGAATTATCTTCCTGTTTTTTCATACCTGCAATACAATCTTCATTTATGATTTGTTGTATTTTGCTAGAGGGCTCCGCTTTTTCCATAATAAGATTATCTGTTATAATTGTATTTATGTTATTATCTATTTTTATATTATTTGAAATCAATTTTTTCAATTATTTTACATGGATATCTTTATTGTAAGTATATTCATGAGAAAAATGTTTAGAATTTTGAAGATTAAAAATAGGACAAAAATTATAATATGTAATTATAGTATATTAGATATTTTATATACGTATATATTTTTGTCCAATTTTAAATCTTAAATTGTGTAAAACATCTTTCACATATATTATGTTAATAATGATAAATATTTTTTATATCATAAACTATATAAATAATTATCAATCTTATATATTATAATGGATTCTTCAATGAATGATTCTCAAAGTGAGCCAGTAAACCCACCTCCTGTTAAAAAAACGATATCTCTTGTTAATATTCCCATTACTGATGATAATGCAGCATTAAATGTATTGGTTGGATTTATGGGTATTGCACAAAAGAGAGGTGCATTTGATATGCAAGAATCTTCTAAAATTTGGGAATGTGTAAAGCGATTTACAGGTGAAACATCTAGTGCCGAATAAATATTTATAGTATATTGTAAAATAGTATAAATAATGATTTACGCGTAAAAAATATAAACGATAATGAAAAAATAAGTATATGGAACAAGACGATATAAGTGATGTTGACACATAATCAGCAACAATCAGCACGCCATAATATATAATCTATATATTGTTGCTTCCATATATCTTTCATTTCTTGTATACAACTTTTGTAAATTATATGGTATGTATTATCATATTGATAAATATATGCAATGAGTTCCTTCGGTAACACATTATACATAATAATATATAACATTATTTTTTATATATTATTTTTTTATATATTATTTTTTAAAATTCGGTATTAAATTCAAATACATCACTTGCTACTGTTTTATCCGCCAATGCATATTCGGAATTTGTACGTTCAAAAAAGTTTACTTTTGTTTCTACACTAATTAGTTCCATAAAATCAAAAGGATTTGTTGATTTATACACCTTATCATAACCTAATTGTAATAATAATCTATCTGCTACAAATTCTATATATTGCACCATTAACTTTGAATTCATACCTATCATACGACATGGTATTGCTTCTGTAATAAATTCTGTTTCTATTTCTACAGCTTCTTGTATAATATCATATACACGTTTCTTATTTAATTTTTTTTGTAATTTTGAATATAATAACACTGCAAATTCTGTATGCAACGCCTCATCTCGTGAAATAAATTCATTGGATAATGTTAGACCCGGCATTAATCCTCGCTTTTTTATCCAATATATTGATGCAAATGAAGCAGAGAAAAAAATTCCCTCAATTGCTGCAAATGCTACCAATCGTTCTCCAAAACTACTTCTGTTATCACCTAACCATTTCTTTGCCCAATTCGCCTTTTTTGTTATACATGGATAATTTTGGGTTGCTTCAAATAATCTTCTTTTTTCTGTAGTGTCTTGAATATATGTGTCTATTAATATACTATACATTTCTGAATGAATATTTTCCATAGCTATTTGAAACCCATAAAATGCTCTTGCTTCTGACAGTTGAACATCTCCCATAAAGCGAACAGCTAAATTCTCTAATACCAAACCATCAGATGCCGCAAAAAAGGCTAATACCATTTTTATAAATTTTCGTTCATCATCGTTAAGATTATTCCAGTCATTTAAATCTTTGGATAAATCTACCTCCTCTGCGCGCCAAAAACAATCTACTTGGCGTTTATACATTTGCCAGACATCATCGTACCTAATTGGAAACATTACGAAGCGGTTATCGTCAGCGGTTAACAATGGGTCATTATTTGTTTGTTCTGTAGATTCCATTACTAAATAATATACTGTTTAGATTTTTATCTTGTTTATAAAAATTATTTATCTAGTCTATTTATTATTATTATTACTAGGTGTTGTACCTAATATCCAAACATATTCATCTACATAATTTTGTTCTTGCAGTATTCTTTCATCACTCAATTTATTCTTTTTATTGATTTCACTTATATAGCCATTACAAATACCACAATGGTCTTCATTTGAATACATAACTTGTAAATCTATTTTATCCTTATTTCTAATTGAATTCCATCTACCCAATGGTACTTTCGTTTCTTTACCAATTGCTGCATTAATCAAAACATCCCGAATGTGTTTGATTGTAAATCTGTGTATTACTGACATATTAATGATAATATTTAATATGTAACTAAATATTATTCAATTTTTTAATAGGACTACTACAATGATATATGTTGTTATGTTGTTATGTTGTTATGTTGTTATGTATTTGTATGATAATAATCTATTTATTTTTAATAAATATTTTCAGTGGATAAAGTAATAATGAGTGGACCAGACGTATTATTACTGGGTGAGACGAAAAAACGTGGTAAAAAAACAAAAAAACAAATTGAAAAAGAGTTAATTAAAGAATATAATTATGATAATGAATGTGATAACGATAAATATATATTTAGTCAAAAACTAATATATGAAAATCTACATCATTTATCTTCTATTGAAAAAACAAAATTTGAAAATAAATTCACCCAACCTAAAAATGGTGTTCAAAGAGATTATCATAATTTATTAAGTAAAAAAACAAAAAAGATAGTTGTTGCAACAGGACCAGCTGGAACGGGTAAAACATTGTTCGCTACAGAAATAGGTATTAAAAATTTTATCATGGGAAATGTTGAAAAAATAATTTTTACACGTCCTTCTGTATCTGTTGACGAAGATTTAGGTTATTTACCTGGTACTCTGGAAGAAAAAATGGCTCCTTGGGTTCGTCCAATTTACGACATATTATATAATTTTATAAATCCAAAAGATGTAACAACCCTGTTAGAAGATAAAATCATTGAAATTTCGCCACTGGGTTTTATGCGTGGACGTACATTCAAAAATTGTTGGATTATTGCCGACGAAATGCAAAATTCTACGGTTTCACAAATGAAAATGTTATTAACACGTCTAGGTGAAAATACTCGTTTGGTTGTTACTGGTGATTTAGACCAACATGACAGACATGATGAAATAAATGGATTAGATGATTTTTTAAATAAATTTAAAGGAAAACGTTCTTCTAGCATTACAAGTGTTGAGTTTGATAATGATGATATTCAACGCGAAGAAATAGTAAAAGAAGTACTAGAAATATACAGTGGTGACATTCCTACTATGTATAATGATATAACCGATAATTCTAGTATTAATAAAATTAGTGATTCTGTTTAGGCAAATTTATTTCGGTATATATTTTATATTATTGAAATTATGGTCAAAACTATGAAAAATTTTATGAAAGGTATTAAAATTCCTAATGTAGTTTCTTATTTACCCAAATCACTACTACATAATCGTTGGGTTTTATATGCTTTATGTATAATTGCTTTAGTAAACATAGTTATCTATGCAAATGTAAAGGATTTCAATTCTGTTGCTACACTATTAATAATTGGTTTCCTAGTTTCCTTTTTTAGTAAAAATATGATAATTATATTAGCTGTTTCTATATTAGCTACTTATGCATTAAATTTTGTATCAAGTTCTTCATTTTCAGAGGGTGCTAGAAATATGAAAGAAGGTGTTGACGAAAAAAACGATGAAGAAGACAAAAAGGAAGATGATACAAAAGAAAAGGAAGATGATACAAAAGAAAAAGAAGATGATGATTCAAGTGATTCTGGCATAGATGATATTGTTTCTAGTGAATCTAATAAAGCCGAAAGCAATACCGCACCTGGTGTACAAGAAAAGAAAAAAATGCTTTATGATAATTTACAAAATGATTTTCAAAGTTTTCAAAAAACACAAGATGCTATATTAAAAGGTATGCAGGAAATAGACCCTTTACTAACAAAAGCAGAAAGTTTTATTCAAAAATTTGAACATTATAGTAATGCAATAAATGAAGAAAAATGAGACAAACTAATTTGAAAATATATTATGTAATTATGTAATAATGTAATATATTTTAGTATACTTATAATTTATAACAATTTATAAAATAATATAGGTATGTTTGGAGATATATTTGGAAAATTAGAAAGGGCGTTCGAGACAATCGCAAACATTCCATCTATGATTGCGGATGCTATTAAAAATGCAATTGAAAAAATGATTCGTGTACCATTGGATGGTATTATGGATATGATTGAAAATTTTAAACGTATTATTTGTTTTTTACAGTCCGTTCCATTACGTATGCGAAATATAACTTCAGGAATGGATAATATATTTAAAGGAATTGCAAAAAAACATGAGGCTATTGGTAAATCTCTAGGTGTTGGGTTTGATTCTACATCTAATCTATTTATGTATTCAGGTGAATGGGCAAAAACTAGATTAGAATGTTTCATTCATTTTATATTAAATTTATACAAATGTATTTTTTTTTATATATTAAAAGCAATTTTTAGTATATTATGTGTTATTATTTTAAGTCCTGTTAAATTTATTGGTGGATTATTTGGGATTGATATGCAAGAGAATTTTGATAAAGCTGAAAAAGGGCTTGATATGTTAGATGCTTTCTTTTATTCTATTTTTGGATTTCATTTAATTTATTTTCCAGAAAGTATTCGTAAAGATTGTTTTACATGCGTGAGATTAAAAGATAGTGCTGTTTCTAATGCTGCTGATAAATTAGAAACCACATTTAATACAAAAATACCATATATAATGACAGAAGAAGGTGGCGACCCTGAATTTAGAAGAGCAAGAAATCAATTCAAAGAAACATCGGTTCTTGTTCCAAGAGAACCACACAATGTTCATTAAATTATCTGTGAAATACGAAACATAACAAAATTGATATAAAGTTTTTTTAATATCAATTGTAGCAATCATGAATTATTTTACCATAATCGTACCAGACGTAGAAAACAGGATCGACAACGATAATACTGAGAATTACTGTTATATGTGCTGCACTTTTATAAACTCTGGCATAACCCCCGCTCTACGTGTATGTACGTGCATCTCTCGTGGAAAATTACCTCATACTGCATACTGTAATAAATGTGATGTTTCGTGGAGTCTTGATGATATTAACAACAATCCGTGCAAATGTATACAAAGGTCAATGTTTCATGATATACTGATGGCATTTGAACCTTGTATCAAAAAACTAGATAAATTATATACAAATATCATTCAAAATGCCTGGTATAAAAATAGTAATAAATCACACTCCATAAAAATAGAATAAAAATACTTCAATATTTATGTACAAATATTGTTACGACAAATACCACATAATTTACCTGTGTGTTTATTATTGTTCTTGTTTTGAATGACACAATCTAAACAAAATGTATGATTACAAGATGTTTTCACTATGCTCTTATTTTCCATTGTATCATAACAGATTGCACATTGGTTAATGGGTTCAGGTTCTTCTTTTACTTTCTTGCTTAAAAACTGCTCTAGGTTATTTGCTTTTTCTATTGCTGTATATATTTCCATCTGTGTATTTCTTATAAAATAATATCGGTCATGTTCAGCCAATACCCGGTCTGCATATAATTTGTATTTTTCATTCATTATTAATTATTGTTAATAATGAAATCATATTTTTAATCACATCAATTTTTTACTTTTTTTTATACAAGTATATTAGTATTAATCATGGGATTTATTCAAAAATTTATTGATGGAATTAAAAATATGATTCATAATTTTAAACGCATTATATGCTTTTTAGGTAGTGTTCCTAGACGTATTAGTAATATTAATGCTGGATTTGATAATATTTTTAAAGGCATCAACCTGGAATTTCAAGCTATTGGCAAAAGTTTTCATCAAGGGTCGTCTAGTATTGGTACATTAGGATTATATATAGGTGAACTTATCAATACTTACATGTTATGTGGTTTTAAATTTGCAGGAAATTTCTTTGACTGCATTTTTTATTATCTCGTTGATATTATTTTATACGTATTGTACTTACCTTGTACCATTATTTTATGGGCATTTGATACATTTTTAGACCTGGATTTTTATTATATTCCACAAAATACATATAAAGGATTACAACAAATTAATGACTTCTTATATCCTTATTTAGGATTTCATATAATTCATTGGCCTAAAAAAATTAGAGAAGATTGTTATTTATGTAAAAGACTAAAAACCGAAGCGGTTGATGATAAGGCCAAGAATGTTGGTGTTACATTTAAAGAGACTATACCACAAAATTTTGGTAAAAGTGCAAAACTATTCAAAAGAGGACAAAAACAGTTTGAAGAAATTTTTAAAACTTATGCACGAAATCCTTCGGAAGTACATTAAAACATTTCGTATTTAGGTTCACACTAAATACGAACAAAATCTAATTTTCATCTTCATCACAAGCACTTTCACAAAGAAATTGACCGCTTCCTTTCATTTGAACTATATTTTCAGTTTTTCCACATAAGTCACATTCGGCTTCTTGATTATTTGGCTCTTCTTGTATGTATAAAATATCACCAAATCCATCATCATCAAAATATCCGTCACATAAACAGCATTTTCTCCATTGTCCTTCTTCGTAATTTTCTTCTGTATTTTCTTCAAAATCCCAGTCTGGTGGATATCTTTCACACTCTACATTCACACATAATTTAGGTTCTTCGTTCTCCATAATAATATTCTATATAGTAAAACATATTTATATCTTTTTATTATATTTTACGCGAACTTAAATATACAAATGTTTATAATTTATATCATAATATATTATAAATGGGTAAAAAGTGTATTCCTGGATTAATATGTATTGAAAACATGGCTCTATTCATTCTTTTTATTATTTTAATTCTTGTTATTTATCTTTGGTACAACCATAACCGTAATAATACTGCTCCTAAAGAAAAAGTTGTTTTAGTAAATACACAATCTAATATTCCACAATTAGTTCCTATTGCTACTCGTCAAGATATTTTTAATGACCCATATACACCACCTTCTAAAGATATTACTGTATATCCACGCAATTCTGGTGATGTACGCGGAATTCCCGTTAATGTACAAACTAGAGGTACTATGAATGATTATCAACAAGTTGGTATTTTAACTAGAAATAGCAACACCGAAATGATTCTTCCTCTTATGGGAAGAAGACATATGTCAGGTAGAGATAAATGGCAATATTATACCATTTCTGGAACTGGTAATCTCAATACCAAACTGCCTATTAGTGTTAATGGACGCAGTTGTACCAGTGAATATGGATGTGATGATATTTATAATGGCGATGTTGTTTATGTTGAAGGATATAATGATACCTTCCGTGTTACTGTATATGAAAATAATCAATTTCAATATATACCTGTTTAATTTTTTATGCATTCATATTTAGAAGATATTTTTACATAAAATAAACTATATGTTTATTATATAGTTTATCCAAATGTCATTTTTCAAATTAGATGATAATAATATTTCTTATGATAATAACATTAAATACATCTATAAAGATACTACCATCAATAAACGAGATGTAAAAGAACATACTAATGATAATTTACATAATTCTATTAAAAAAGAAAATAAGGTTGAGGTTGAGGGCAAATTAATACCTATTAAAGATACTTTTTATAAAATTAATTTTCCTAACAAAGAAGCCAACTTTGTTTATACTAATCTTACACCTTCTTCTTATATTGCTAATAATATATATTTATACAGCGTTTTACATCACAATATTAGTGGGGTTACTACTAATAATAAAGAAATTATCGGGGAGATTGTTATTGAACACTCTAACCCAAATAAACAAAATCAAAAAGTATATACCTGCTTTTTAATTAAAGAAGAACTTGTTAAAACTAATGATAATTCTGTTGATAGAATTATTGATTTAGTAGAAGGAAAGAGTGACTACAATGAATTATCTATTACACTAATAGATGATATTCCTACACAAACCCATTGTTTTCACTATGAAGATAATAATAATCATGTGTTCGTTTATACAAACCCTATATCTGTTAAAAAGAATGCAGCTTCCTTTTTTAAAAATAAACTTGCATCTAAAACAAAACTGTTTAACATATACCCTGCACATGATGATAAAATTGTTAGTCATCAACTTATTAAATTAGGTGGTACAGAAGGTTTTGTATCTAAAACAACAACAATTCAAGAAGCAGCAGAAGGTGAAATATACATTGATTGCCAACCGGCAGGTGAAAGTGATGAAAGTGTACAGGCATTAAATGTTCCTTTACATAGTGGATATGCTGACTCTAAAACGAAAATAGATGCATTTAAATCTATTATTCATTTTTTAGTATTTATTATTATAGCTGTTGTTTCTGTTTTTGGGGGGTCATCTCTATACAAAAATCTCATTATTGATATGATTAATAATACCATATCTAATGATAATAACCAACGCCGTGATTATATGTCTAAAACTAATTTCTGGATTTTTATTGCATTTATTTTTACTGGAATATATTCACTAGTTGCCGGTCTTAAAACTGACCTTTCTGGTGGCAATATATATCTTACATACTATGGTATTTTTTTAATCAGTTTTACCGTTTTTTCATCGGGTATAATTCAATATTTAATAAATTCTAAAAACGATTATCTTACAACTGGTAATGAAAATATTGAAATAAATGATGATTATGTATTTGATTATGTAAAACAGATAGGAGAGTTATGTAAACATTTATTAGATGGTTTGAAAAATTCTATAGGAAATTCTTATTTGTGGATATCATTTGTTATTACTGGTTTAGTTTTTATTCTTGGTGGCGCTTTAGCAATACGTGATGCAACTATGTTTAGTAAATGGGTTACCCCATTATCTTTAACTGCGTTCTTTATTATGACGCCTATAATGTATATGTCTTTGACCAAAAATATAAATACTTCCAACCCTTAAATGCTTTCAAATTATTATGTGATTTTACAAATATAGTATCACATAATATTTAATTATAAACAGAAGCACTTCCTACATCCTCTGATACAGGACTGAATCCGCTTGATATAAATTTACTCATCTCACTTTTTCCAATAGGTGCCATTTTCTCAACTACTTCTTCTTCTAATGTATCTTTCTTGGGAGGGTTCATCTTTTTCATTTTTTTGTCCTTCTTCTCTTGTGTAGGGGTATGTTTCATAATTACAGCTTTACCGGTGACATTACTGCAACGACGTAATAATTCGTAACCGGCGAATAAGAACAATACTGCTAATAATGAATTAGCATGGAAAAATAAGTATACAGCTACTGCAAATACACCGACCATACCAACGGGTCCATCTACCAAATTACAAACCATACTGGGTGCCTCTACAGGTAATACTATATAAAGTACTAAAATGGCAGCTACCGATAATTCTAATTGAGACATGTTTTTTAAAAAACTGGGCATATTCATACTATATACAATAGGATATATATTTTGTAATTTGAAAAATTGATATAAAAAGTCCTAAATTACTAATAAAGTAAGATTTACATTATGCAAAAGTTTATAACAAAATCAAATTCCAAAACTAATTCCAAAACTATATTTTTAAATGTTGAAACTAAAGAACTCATTCGGTCACAATCTTATATTGGGAAAAAAGGATACACCATTCCAAAATCTGTATTATCTAAAGATGAATACGAATTTTTGAAAAAAGACTTATTCTTAAAACCTTTCGTGCCCGGTGCACAGTTTGGTAACCCTAACGACCCATCAGCATCATTCCCTGTATATCGTGAAAATATCAACAAAATATATATTCCACGATTTTATGGAATTCAACGTTATGGTGTTCCTGATAGATGCGATATTGAATCCGGTGATGATATAGATGTTCCATTTAAACTGTTATTAAGGGATTATCAACAGAATATTGTTGATATTTATTGTAATCATGTATCTAAACCTTTATCCAAAGATAACGCACAGCACGGTGGTGGTGGTATTCTTGAAGTTTATTGTGGAGCCGGTAAATGCAACGGATTAAACACACCTATTATGATGTATGACGGCACAATAAAAATGGTTCAAGACATAAAAGTGGGCGATGTAATTATGGGGGATGATTCAACCCCAAGAAATATTCTAACTCTCGCACGAGGAAGGGAGCAAATGTACAAAGTCATACCAAATAAAGGCGATTCATATACTGTGAATGAAAGTCACATTTTATCATTAAAGTATAGTTCCAATAGAAATAAAAATACACCCAAAGGGTCAATTCGCGATATTTCTGTATTGGATTATCTAAATTTACCAAAATCATATCACGGTCTCGGTGGTCCTCTACTTGGCTATCGGGTTCCAGTCGTGTTTCCCACAGTATCTGTAAAAATAGACCCATATTTATTAGGATATTGGTTAGGTGATGGTGCTACCAGAACAACACTTATCAGTACACAAGAATCCAATGTCTTAAAATATTTAACAGCGGATTGTTTCCAAAATAAACACCCGTCCTTGTATTTACAATATACTGGTTCACAATATGACTATCGCATTAATTCAATAAACACTGGTGTAAATAAAACAAATGAACTTATGAATTATTTACGCGAATATAATCTAATACAAAATAAACATATTCCTCACGATTATAAGTGTAACGATAGAACTACACAATTAGAATTATTAGCAGGAATAATTGACTCGGACGGTTCTGCATCAAACAATACATATGATATTATACAAAAAAATGAACGGTTATTAGATGATATAATATTTATAGCAAGGTCATTAGGATTTGCCGCGTATAAAAAAGAATGTAAAAAACATTGTATGTATAAAGGTGAAAAACAAGAAGGTACATATTACAGAACCTGTATTCACGGTAAAGGATTAGATGAAATTCCAGTAAAATGTCCCAGAAAAAAAGTAACTCCAAGAAAACAAATAAAGGACGCATTAAGCACCCGAATAAAATTAGAAAAATTAGAAGTAGATGACTATTATGGATTTGAAATTGATGGAAATCGTCGTTTTGTATTAGGTGATTGTACGGTTACACATAATACGGTTATGGCAATAAATATTATCTCAATAATAAAAAAGAAGACATTAATTTTAGTACACAAAGAATTTCTAATGAACCAATGGATAGAAAGAATGAATGATTTCTTGCCAACTGCCCGTATAGGTAAAATTCAAGGACCTGTATTTGATATAGAAGATAAAGATGTGGTTATCGGCATGATTCAATCATTGTATGATAAAGAATACGCACCAAACGCGTTTTCATCATTTGGATTAACCATTATTGATGAGGTTCATCGCATAGGTAGTGAACAATTTTCACGAACATTATTTAAAACCATTACACCTTATATGCTTGGTATTTCGGCAACAGTGGAACGTAAGGATAAATTAACAAAAGTATTGTATATGTTTATTGGTGGTAAAATATACGAATCAACTCGTAAAGAGGAAGACCCGGTATGTGTTAGAGCGATTGAATATAAATGCGATGACACGGATTTTAATGAGGTAGATTTGGATTATAGAGGTAACACTAAATTCAGTAGTATGATAGTAAAACTCTGTGCATTTGGTCCACGCAGTGATTTTATTGTAAATGTATTAAGAGATTTATTAGTGGAACACCCAGAAAATCAAATAATGATTTTATGTCAAAATAAATCGCTGTTAAACTACTTATATGAAGCGATTAATTATCGTGAAATAGCTAGTGTGGGGTATTATATTGGCGGAATGAAGCAAGTTAAATTGCAAGAAACAGAAACAAAGAAAATCGTATTGGCAACTTATGCAATGGCAGCAGAAGCTCTTGATATTAAAACATTAGCTACATTAGTAATGGTTTCACCTAAAACTGATATAGTTCAATCTGTTGGACGTATTTTACGAGTAAAACATAAACACCCTATTATTGTAGATATTGTAGACATGCATGAAAATTTCCAAAAGCAATGGTTGCAACGAAAGCGATTTTATAAAAAGTGTAATTATCGTATTAGAATGACAGATTCTAATAAGTATACAAATATGTCAATAGATTGGGAAACAGATAGCATATGGAAACGTGTATATGAACCCAAAGAAATTACAGATAATGCTGATAATGATAAAGAAGAAGAGTTGCCTACAAAATGTTTAATTAATATAAATGATTTATAAATATTATTATAAGATATATTGACATGGAATTACATAATAGAATAAATAAAATATTAAATGCCAATTATTTTTTTAAAGATAAAATTGCAATATATGAATCGTTAGACGACAATTGGCGAAAATTGTATAATAAGTATGAACAATTATTCCTTACAAATCCTACAAATGTTAAGATTGAAGATGCAGTTGGAATTATATTACACAGAGGTATTAAACCTGGTATAGAAACATGTAAACAATGTAATAAAATATTTGAAAATACAGAATTTAAATATCATCAAGACCGAGTGAATAAAGATGGATATTTAATAATGATAAATGATATATGTGTAAATTGTCTAAAAAAATAATATTATTATAATATACTATTATAATCATATGTATCAACAAAGCAGAAAAAGAAATGATAGCATAGACAGTCGGTCACATAGTTTTGATAGTACCGAAAACGAAAAAACAAAACCAATAAAAATTAAAATAAAAAAATCTAGAACACGAGACCAGTATTTAGTACCGATTCAACCATCGCCAATTCCTGAAAACTTCCGCGATTTAATGATTTTTCAAAATAAAAAATGAAATTGTATATAGAAAATTGAATTAAAGTTATATACTAAAACTATATAACAAAAATGGTTAACTATAATTGTGAAGACTGTGGAAGAGATTTTTCACAAAAATCTAAATATGACTCACATATTCGGCGAAAAACACCTTGTAAAAATGAAATATTGATTCATGATAATAACATACCGGTAACCAAAATACAAAAACCATTTTTAAAATGGGTTGGTGGAAAGACACAAATTATCAATAATATTATTTCTAAAATTCCTGCTGAATTCAATAATTATCATGAATTATTCTTAGGTGGGGGTAGTGTATTATTTGCATTATTGTCATTACAAAAACAAAATAAAATTAAAATAAAAGAGAATATTTATGCTTATGATATTAATAATACTTTAATTAATGTTTATAAACATATTCAAAACAATAAAGAAGGCCTATATACATATATTAATTCATACATTAAAGAATATGATAGTATAAAAGGTAATACTATTAATAGAAAACCAACATCTATTGAAGATGCGAAAACATCAAAAGAAAGTTATTATTATTGGATACGAGATAAATATAATAAAATAAATAAGGAAACAGTAGAATGTTCCGCTCTATTTATGTTTCTTAATAAAACCTGTTTTAGAGGTATGTATCGCGAAGGACCAAATGGATATAATGTACCATACGGTCACTATAAGACTACACCAACTATTATCACGAAACCTGATTTAGATTATATTAGTGATTTAATTAAGGATGTTAATTTTGTTCAAAGTGATTTTAATTCTTCAATACAAAATGTAAAAGATGGTGATTTTGTATATTTAGACCCACCGTATGCACCTGAAAATAATAAATCATTTGTAAATTATGTAGCAGATGGGTTTAGTTTAGAAACACACAACAATTTGTTTACTGCAATAAAAAAGTTAGGAACAATTAAATTTGCAATGAGTAATGCAAAAGTAGATTTGGTAACAGATAATTTTAAAGATTATAATAGTGAAGATATTATAGCAAGACGAGCAATTAATTCTAAAAAACCGGGTTCTACTACAACAGAAGTTATCATTTCAAACTAAATATTGGTTTTACCAATTCACTAAATTGTATATATTCTATACACCATGAACCCGCTAAATCTAAAACCTGTTGTGTTTTTTTAGTTATTTTTTCACCAAAATATTTGGTCTTTCCATTAGTCAATTCTTCCTCTTGATTTGCTACACAAACAATTCGCAAAGGCTTTCCGTATAATTCAGGAATATTTTGATATTTGATAAATGTTCCATAAACTTTTTCTCCAGCTGTTCCAGAGACCCACCAATTAGATGTTTTTACTTCATATATATATTCATCAGTTTCCCAATCTGGTTCAAATCCATCTTTCCGGATAACTTTTCTTGGATTTTCTCCTCGCATTTTTAGCACTTCAAATACTAATCCTTCACCCAATAATGTTGTCCACTGTCCATTATTAGTTTGTTGTATCATGTTGTTGCCCCACTTTTTTTCATTTTCTTGTGCTTCTTTCTTTTGTTGTGAAATAGTTGTCCCTTCTTTTTTTTCAACTTGTTCTGGTTTTATTGTAGCCCATTTTACACATTCTTCTAAATTTTTAGAAATTGTATTTTCATTAAGATTATTTGTCAATTGTGTTTCAACATTCATTTTAGATAATCACTCGGTTTAAAGTTTAAAACCGATAACTGTTTAACTCAATTTTTTACAATAGTTACCTATGAGTAAATATTGTAACGTATTACCCAACCAGAATAATCAATTTATATATTTAATTTAAACTTAAAGAGCCCAAATTCACATATTCTTTATATCAAATAATCAATTTATTATTTATTAGAGGACCGTGATTTTCAACATCCCATATTGTTATTGGATTTATATATTTATCTTTAAGTTGTTTTTATAATTTATTCTATTATATTATTTCTCAGAAAACTTATAGTAAAGGTTTCGAAAAAAGGACATTCTGAAAATGTCCACTTTTCAGATCTTGAAGAATAAATTTTCCGTAAAAAACACGATTTTCAGTTTTAAAGCATAATGCTGTAAATCCATGAATTATTATTTTTGTATGACTGCATTTTTTTTTTTTGCAATTTTTATGTTCTAAATATATAGAACATTTAGAATGAAAAAAGTCCCTAAAAATCCCAATATATTTGAGTGTAAAATATGCAACTATATTACGAGTAGTAAAAAAGATTACAGTAAACACATTTTGACTGCAAAACACCAATTTAGAACAAAACCATGTGAAAAATCCCCAAAAATCCCAAAAACCATTTTTGAATGCGGTTGTGGTAAGGTATATAAAGCCAGGAATAGTTTATGGTATCATAAGCAACGTTGTAAGTATATTGAAACCTATGCAAATGAATCAACAATTGCAATCACACAACAAGTTGATATTAGCAGTCAAAGTAATATTATACTGGAATTAATTCGTGAAAATAAAGAATTCAAACAATTGGTGGTTGATCAAAATAAACAAATTCAAGAAAATCAAATCCAAAATACAGAACTGCAAACACAGATGGTAGAAATGTTCAAAGAAGGAAAAACGATTAATAACAATACAACAAATAATAACAATCAGCGGTTTAATCTTAATTTTTTCCTGAATGACACGTGTAAAGATGCGATGAACATAACAGATTTTTTAGGAAACATGGATGTTAATATAGATGAATTAGAATATATAGGACATCATGGATATGTAAATGGTATGACAAAAATGATAATGGACCGCCTTAAAGACATGGATGTAACGAAACGTCCAATACATTGTACAGATGTGAAACGTGAAACAATGTATATAAAAGACAAAGATGAATGGTATAAAGATACTGATGAATTAGTAAAATTACGTAGAATATTAAGTAGCATATCAATGACAAATTATCGTTCTGTTGCAAATTGGAGAACCGCACATCCCAAAAGTGAAATTATGGATAGTCGTGAATACAATTTCTGTTATAAAATGATGAGAGCAATATTGGGTGATGCAGAAGATGAACAAATCCGTTTAGATAATAAAATCATCAAGACATTTGCGAAAGATCTATTTGTGAATAAGAATGGGTTGTAGTTATTTTGTTAATAGTAATCTTTAACCAATCTAGAAATATGTATAATCTTACAATTATAATTATTAACTCTAACTGGTACCCATCGTTTAAATTTTTTATGAAAAACACATTCCATAGATAATACTTTATTGGTATCAACATATTTTTCTTCATTAATATTTTGAAAATCATCTTCATCATCACTTTCTTCAATATAATCTAGATTTTTGTTTTCACGTATGTTACGGAATAATCCATTCATAAAAACACTAGTTTTGTAATCAGGAATATAGGCAATATTATAATAAACTAATGAATTGTTCTTTCCATATGCATGTAAATGATATACATCATATTGTAAATCAGCTGTAACTTTAAAAATAGTAGTTTGTCGGTATTGTGGTTTAAATGTGTCAATTGTATATCTAGCAATATATATTTTTCCTTCTATATTTTTAATGTCATTCCCGGTATTTATTTTTTTATTTAACACAATATTAATATGTGGTTTAATAATATTTATAGTTCTGTATTGAATATGATGTGTTTGGTATCCAATAGTATTAATAATGTTACTAGGTATAATAGTAGGAATATCAGTAGAAATACCATTATTCCATAAAACCGGCAGATTAAATTGAATATTAAAAGGTCTATCATGTAATATATCTAGCACATCTTTAATATAGAAAAGCTTATCATAAAATGTATTTTTATGTAAATGAATACCTTTATAATAATAAATATCTTCAATAATAAAATAAGTATTGTTTGTTTCTTCATCGGTAATAGTTGTACCATATAAAATAGTACCTTTACCAAGTGGATTATTGTCTTCCTTAGAAATTCGTGTGGATTTAACAATTTTCTTATCTTTATTCAAATCAAATAAATAACATACATCCATATTTTGGTAATATGTAAACCATACAAAATTTTTTTTACCAGTAGGAATTGCCAATGCAACATTATAATCACTAGAATACCCCTTTTGTGAAACAGTTTCATATGAATTATCAAAATCCGGAAATCTGTCAATTAGATGATACATTTGATTATTATTAAGCTCCATGATAATCTTATATTATGATGGACCGTGTATATAATTACATGTTATGTATTTATATAGGTTATGAAAAATATAAATCTATGTAGTGGGTTGTTGTTCCATAAACATAGTTAAATCATCATTCATAGTTTGAATATCAGTTTTACTAATGGATTGTGATTTTGTATTTTGTTGCATTTCTTCCATCATTTGTTGATATTTGGTAATTTGTGTATTTACTAAATCTTTTGTTTTTTTATTTGTATATGTGTCTTTAAAATATTCCCATGTAGAATGGATAATATAAATTATGAATATTGATATAATAATATTAATTATAATATGTAATAAAAATTCAATCATTTATGTATATTCTATTACCAGAATCCGATATATTGATTTTAACGTGAAACATAATTATAAAATAAATAGACTTAAACCCAATTATATATAGAAACTTAATATAATGCCGTTAACCATATTGATTGTTGAAAAAAATGGCGATATTAAAGAACAAAAAGTGAATAATATAAATGAAACAGAATTATATAAGAAGGTTGGGTTAAAATCATCCAATGGGTTTACAATGCAAACCGAATGGAATATTAATAAATTAAAGGGTAAATCATATAATATTCGTTTATATGGTAAAATAGAAGGTCGTGCAAATTATGAAAATAAATATGAATTTCCACCACCTGTAGATGAAAGACTATTTTTTGGAAATTGTGTATTAATTAACAAGGATAAATATGATGAATATACAAATTTAACTAAAGCCGAATGGAATACTGTGTATGACCATTTATATGGCGGATTTGACGATTTAGAGGATGAAGAAGATAGCGAAGACGAGGTAGATGATGATGTTCCTCGTACTAAATCAGGATATGTAAAAGATGGTTTTATTGTAGATGATGAAGAAGAAGAAGAAGAAGATGATGATTATGTGGATGCTGGAAAAAAATATAAAAACACAGCTTCTGTACGCAAATCAACGCGAAATAAAAATAAAGAAACTACGATATTTAATACATTTGTTTCAAGTAATGGAAATTCTAATTATTTAGAATGTACCGGTGAATTAAGTGAGGAAGAGTATCTATAAAAAATTGATTATTATATTTATTAATTATAATAATCAAATAAAGTTATTCTTATATAATATTAATATGCACACAATAGATAATCCTAAACAATTTCGTAAAAACATTTGTAATAAATTACTGCCAATGATAGGTAATGATGTAATTTGTATTAATCTAGAAAAAGGTGTATTTAATTATGCATTAAAAGAAGGAACGAGTCAAAAAATCATAAAGAAATGGGATAATCCTTATTTTGTTCAATTATATTTAGACCGGCTACGTAGTGTATATATTAATTTAAAGAACGAAAAATTATTAATACAATTACAAAATGGTGAAATTCCTCCTCAATCATTGGCATTTATGACCCATCAAGAAATGAATCAGGTGCGTTGGAAGGAATTAATTGAACAAAAGATAAAGCGTGATGCAAATAAATATAACACAAATACATTGCAAGCATCAACTGATATGTTTACATGTAGAAAATGTAAATCAAAGAGATGCACATATTATGAATTACAAACACGAAGTGCAGATGAACCAGCAACAATATTTGTGACATGTTTAGATTGTGGTAAGAATTGGAAGTCATAATAGTCGCATTTGTGTTATTCATAGTTTACACATATCGTTCCCATAAAAATTGACTTATTTTATATTATACATACACCGGGTTTAAGCACGTAAACCAACTGTCTAATCAATATTTTTTTAATACAATAACATAATGAAAAAAAATATCATTATGTTAAAAAGTAAATTAATTATTTATACTAAAATTTCAAGGTCTTCCATTTTCCAATATTCACATCCCCCATTTGGCATAGGGCGTTTAATAATGAAAGGAATTTTCTTTTCCGCAAATTCGTTTGTTGCGATTAAATATTCATCAATAACATTGGGTTCTACTTCTATAAATGGTAATGCACCAGCACTTAATTGCTTTGAACGTTCACCTATAATTTTTGCTTTTTCATATCTAGTAATAAATGGAACAGATGTATGTAATGGATCAATAATAATTCCATCTTCATTGCGAACGGTAGTAGATAAAGTAAGTATTTCATCATAATTATGTGATTTCATTTCAGGATGATGGTCAGTAATAATTTGTTGTTGTATAGATTCATCAAATTTTTGTAAATAATTTTCATCATCATCATGGTCATCTTCAAAATCATTATCACTATCTATAATAGCAGGTTGTAACAGGGCATTATCACTATTTTCATGCATATCTTCATATATATCACTTTCATTATTTTCACTAATAATAGATTCTCCATCCGCAATATCATCATCATCAGCATCATCATCATCATCATCATCATCGTCATCATCATCGGCATCATCGGGTGGTGGAGGTGGTGGTATTAGTTCATCATCAGAATCACTATAATCTTCTTTTTGTTTTGTTGATTTTTCTTCAATATCATTATAGTTATCGGTATTAGTATTCATAGTAACCCGTATATTATAACACAGTATATTTCTAAATGTTTATTTCAATTTTTCATGAAAAAAGATTTATTCATAAAATAATATAATTATATACTTGAAAATTAAATAATTTGGTCAGTTTTCCAAGTATTATCACAACTAGTACAGATATATAAATATTTCATATCAGCATCGTTATATCGCATATATACAACTTCCGGATTTGCGGATGATGTATTTGTATTTGATTTACATTTATTATTAGGACATTTCATATTATAAATACGAGGAAGAGTAGGATCATGTTTGGTATATTTATTAATAATACGATTAAAATGTTGTTCTTCATTTTTAGTTTGAACGTTTAAAATACACCCCCCATCATGCATGATAGTATTATCAATATGTTTACAATTTCTACAATAATGTTCTAATTTATTTGTGTCATCTTCATTGATACTAATATAATACATATTATCGCATTGTTCACAGAATTTCATGTTAAACTTATAATATAGTAAGATTATTATTTCTATATAATTTTATAAAAATAAATTCAATTTTTTAAATCTGCAAGGGTGTAATTATATGAACTTTACACTAGTAAATTTATATACAATTCCGTATAATTATCTGCAATCAAAAAATTGATTTATTGAAACAGAATAAAAATATATCATTAGTATAACTTAAATCAGGTCATGAACCAATCTATACCAAAAAGTCCTATTACAGAAAATGAATCCAAAATAGTACCAGTTATTAGTGATTATAATGGATATCCTGATTTTATGTCCAAGCATATGATAAAAAAAAAAGATAGTAATAATAATAATAATAATAATAATATTACAAATACTAGAATAGGCGACAGTAAACTAGCGATATCGGGTGGTTCATATAATATATCTGATGCTGAATATTCAACATTTATACAATTATATTATAATGATATTTTAAAAAATAATAAAAAGGAATATTTGACGGAAAAACAGCGAGAAAAGGATGGTCCACTATTAATAGACATTGATTTCCGTCATACATATGAAACTGATGAACGACAATATACCGAAGAACATATAAGTGATATTATAGATTTATATTTAGAAGAATTAAGAACAATATATCAAATGGATGAAACTACTGCTATTACCGTATGGGTATTTGAGAAACCAACTGTAAATAGAGTTGAATCAAAGAATTGTACAAAAGATGGTATTCATATAATAGTTGGGTTACAGGTTGATCATGTAGTACAACAGATATTGCGCAAACGGGTTATTGAAAAGATAAACAATGTATGGGATGATATTCCTCTTATCAATACATGGAATGATGTATTTGATGAGGGAATTTCTAAAGGTACGACGAATTGGCAATTATATGGTTCACGAAAGCCCGCTCATGATAAATACAGATTGACTAAATCTTATAATGTTAATATAGACCCAGCGGATAATGAATTAATAATTAAGAATAATCCTGTAAGTAAAATAAATATGGAAAAGGAAATTCATCGCTTATCGGTAAGATACAAAAACCACACAAAGCTGTTTATGTGTAATAATTTTGTGAATGAGTATACTGAGTATACAAATTCACAAACTACAAATAAAAATAATAAGAATGTATTAAGTACGAGAGTAATGGATATCCAACATAAAAATGATCTATTAGATGACATATTAACTATATCTAGTATTCGTAACCAAGATGAGTTGGATATGATGGTTAACAATTTTATTGAGATAATGGGTGATTCTACTGAAAACTACCATTTAAAAACAATGTATGATTATACAATGGCTTTACCTGAACAATATTATGGTCAAGGTTCTTATGATAAATGGAAACGAGTTGGATGGGTATTAAAAAATACTAGTATCAAATTATTAATAGTATGGATCGCATTTAGTTCCCAATCAAGTACATTTTCATTTACTAACGTACCAGATTTATGTGATGCCTGGCGCAAATTTTCCAACCGGTTAGATGGGGGTGTTACAAAGCTATCGTTAATTTATTGGGTTAAAACCGATGCACCTGAAAAGTACGATGATATCTTACGTGGAACTTTAGATTATCATGTTGAGCGCAGTATTAATGAGTATACTATTAAAGAAAAGGTACCTGATTTCATATTGGCCGAAGTGCTATACCAGATGTTTAAACATGAATATGTTTGTGTAAGTTCAAAAAGCAATTTATGGTTTCGTTATATTAAAAACCGGTGGGAAGAGATTGACTCCGGTACTACATTAAGATTATCTATATCTAAACAATTCCGTGCGTTATACAATCGTAAAAGTAAGGATGCAGATAGTTCATTAAGTGATGTTGGTTCTTTGCCGAATATGAGCCAAGAAGATATTGATAAACAAACCGCAATATTAAAAACACGAACTTTAAAAGCATTAAATATCAGTAACCGGTTAGCCACTACTAATGACAAAAATAACATTATGAAGGAAGCCAAAGATTTATTTTATGATGGTACATTTTTAGAAAAAATGGATACTAACCCATATTTATTATGTTTTAATAACGGTGTTATTGACTTTAAGGAGAAATGTTTTCGTAGTGGACACCCAGAAGATATTATTTCACTATGCACAAATATTGATTATATCAAATTAACCAATAAGCATCAGCCAATTATTGATGATATCAACCAATTTATGGATACTCTGTTCCCAGATAAAGAGCTATGTAAATATATGTGGGAACATCTCGCATCAACACTTATAGGCACGTGTAATAACCAAACATTTAACATGTATATTGGTGTTGGGTCAAATGGCAAATCAGTATTAATCTCACTAATGGAGAAGATATTAGGTGACTACAAAGGTGATGTTCCCAGTACTCTAGTAACAGAAAAGAGAGGTAAAGTTGGTGGATTAACACCTGAAATTGTGCAACTCAAGGGTGTTAGGTATGCAGTAATGCAAGAACCAAGTAAGGGGGATGTTATTAACGAAGGCATGATGAAGCAATTAACCAGTGGAAAAGACCCTATACAAGGAAGAGCCCCATATATGCCTAAAACTATATCGTTTATGCCTCAATTTAAGTTAACAGTTGCGTGTAATGCTCTAATGGGAGTTAAAGCTAATGATCATGGCACATGGAGAAGAATTAGAGTTGTTCCATTTAAATCGTTATTTACAAATAACCCAGTACAGGGTGACCGTGAAAAACCTTATCAATTTCTGTTGGATAAGGACCTTGAAGATAAATTTGATGATTGGAAAGAAGTATTTGCATCAATGTTGGTTAATATTGTATTTAAGACAAATGGTGATGTAAGTGATTGTGATATTGTTTTGGCAAAAAGTAATGAATACCGACAGAGCCAGGACTATATTGCAGAATTTGTTCTTGATCGTATTGAACGCGATAAATCTGGACGAATTAGACAAAATGAATTAAATAATGAATTTTCAATCTGGTATATGTCTAATTATGGTGGACGTGGTCCTGGACCAAAGGATTTACATGAACATATGAACAAGGAGTTTGGTCAAAAACAAAATCAAATATGGAGTGGTGTTAAAATTAAATATGAGCGCGATAACATGCCAAGAGTTACAGATAATAGTGACGATAGTGATGATGATATTGATATTGATATTAACAATTTATAAATTATTTAAATACTCCAATATATTATATTTAATATGTTGGATCTAAAAATATATCTTGAATTTGATAACGAACGTGAAAAAAGAATAAAAAAACAAGAAGAATGGCGTCAAAAACAACTTAATATTTTTTATCGTACTGGGAAACCTATTTACAGAATAACATTAGAAACACAATTTTTACGTACTAATAATACACCACATAAATTTATTGAAAAAAAAGAGTGGGAAACTTAATACAAAAAACTGTAATTTTGCATAGGAACATATGGTTCACCTGTTATAAATGACCATAAATATAGACATACATTATATGCATTACTTTCCAATAAATAAATAATATATGGGTATAATGCTAATGCTATAATTATTAAGATTTTGAGTATAAAACTATAATCATATCTAGTGAATAATTTATAAGATATGACTAAAACACATAGAAAATATACATATGTTAAAAATGTATTTAATAATGTTAACCCATTAACAGTTTCTTTTTGAAACATTTTCTTTTTTTCGTATAATAATTCTCTGTCATATACCTCTTTTTCTTCTGATTCAGGAGTACTCATTATATTATATAATTATACTTTACTATATTCATTAAACTCATTTGGGGAATTGGGTGGTACTATATTATGATTGTATTTAAATCTTTCTGTTAGAAATCCTTCATTTGTCGTATTATTTATTGTAGTACATTTTCTAGATGATTCATTCCAAATTGTATTAACACCACAACATTCTGCACCAACACATCCACCAGTACTAATACTACCTAGTAAATCTCCTGATTTGGCCGCTTTTTCTTTAGTACGGGTTATTTGTTCAGGCGAATCTATTACAGGTTTATCTAAACTTAATTTATTATAATCTAAATGTGACCTTTTATTAATATCATAATACATTTTAAATATTTTTATACCAGATATTGACCCAATTATAATTACTAATATTTGAGGTATAATATCAGGTAAAAATTCTATTTGACGACCACCTATAATAATCATTACAATTATGAATAAAGATATGACAAAAACGTATAAAATATTATTATATTGGTGAGTACGTAATCTATTACTTTCATTAAATTCTATAAGACGTTTTTTCGTTGTTAAGTTATTTTCTGTACTATCAATATTACTTTGAATACGATTTTTTTCATCGTTTATTATTGCTTTAACCTCCTGTTGTTTTAATAATAATTCATTATTTGCATCATCTGCATTTTCAACATTCGTTTTTAATTGAGATATTTGAGAATCTAGATTAGTGGTGTCAACATTTGAATATTCTTTAAAAGTTTGTAATATCTCACTTAAACTAGATAATATACTTTGTGTTTCGGTTTGATTAGAATCTACAGGCATTATATATTATTATAATATTTTATAAAATATTATAAGATTACATGTATAATGTTAATACAACTAAAGATGCCAATGCAATAGAACCTAATATATACGTTTCAGTATTAGTATTATTTAATTGTTTTAGATCAGTATTCATACTATCTGCAACTGTTTGTTTGGGTTTACCATTTGAAGGTATTTTACCATAATTGTTTTTAGCATATTTTTCACTCATATTTAATTTGGTATGTTCATCTAATAAATCATTTAATTCACCCCAATTAGCAATTGCCGTATTTTTACCGTTTTCAAACGTTGTTAATTCATCTTTTATCGCGGTTAAATCTGCGGTAGCATATCCTTCTATAACTTTTAATTTATTTAAATCCAAAAAATTATCAATCGTATATGGCTGATATGACATTTTCTAAATAATATTATAAAATAGTAACATATAATATTATAACTCAATAAATGTGTAATATAACAAACTACTAGCTAAAGCTGTTAATAATATATTTGTTAAGATGGTTTCATCATATTTTTTCTTTTGTGATACCGATGTATTTAATTTACCATTAGCAAACTCTTTTACTTTATCCTGCATTTGTGGTAAATTATCCTTATTTTTGTTATGGTTACTAATAATTTCGTCATGTTGTACATAAGATTCCATTGATTCTACAAAAGATTCTTTTATTATTTTAGCTTGAGTTATTGTCTTAACTTCACTTAATTTTAATTCACCATATTTTGCTTTGCAATTATTTCTATATGGGTCAACACAAATCTTATGTTTTTCATCTAAATGTTGTTTGTATTCTTCATTCTCTTTATGTAACTGAATAGCATTTTTATGTATTTGAAATAATTCGTCACAATTTATTGTACCATTATTGCAATGATTTAAATATTCTTCTTGTTTAGATTTTAAAAAAATCATTTCATTTTCTCTATCTTTTACTTTTTGTAAAAGTTTATCACGCGATTCTTTGGAACATTTTGTATGATATTTTCTGTTACAATCATCTAAATTTTTCTTTAATTCATCTAATTCTTGTTTTAATTTTGTTAAATTGCTTTCATAATCTTTAATTCTTTGCTCATTTCGTTTACATTCTTCTTCTCTATTATCATAAAACGCTTTTTGTTTTACTAATGTAGCATCGGCATTTGTATTTTTAGTAATTTTATCAACAACTATTTGTTTTTCTTGTTCTTCTGTATTTTTTTCACCCTTTAATTTATTATCAAAATCTTTGTGTTTATTTAATCTGGGTGTTTCTGTATTTCTCTTTTTTTCATGTGTTCTTGCTTGTGAACGATAACTGTCACGTTTACGTCTATGATGAAAAGCAAACCATCCACCTGACCGTTTGGAATGATAATCCGCTTTACTATGGTCAGTATTAGCATTACTATTTTCATTATTCCAAATACCTTGACTTTTTTTTAATGATACATTATTTTTGCCTATTTCTGCATTTACCTTACTTATCTCATTTTCTTCAGTAATAAGTTCGCCCCTAAGATGGTCTCTTGTAGATTTTATTTGTGGTTTTGTAATTGCATTATAATTCGCAAATTGACCATCGGTCATTGTTTTATTAAATTCACTCATATTTTTTGTTATATTCTATAATATAGATAGAATATAATACTTATAATAGATACGTTATTGTTTGCATAAATTCTGTTTAAAATTAGATTTTTCATTTTGAATAATCTTTTCTAAATCCTCAATTTCTTTTTTCTTATTAGCTATATCTTGTTCAAATTTTTTGCATCTATTTTTATCTTCCTGACACGTAGCTAATTCTTGATTCTTTTTATAAATCTGGTCGTTTAAATCACTTATAGTAGCATTGGTATTATTAATAGCAATGTGAACACCTTCACACCTGTTTTTTAAATTATCACAAGTAGTATATTTAATCCCTTTGGAAGTTTTATCTTGGTTTAAATTCTCTACTTTATCGGATTGAACATTATATTGGTTTAATATAGATTTACATAAATCTGTGTTTGGTATACTACACGTTAAATATTCTGCGTATAATTTATTAAATAATGTATTTTCATGAGTTAAATCCTCTGAGTTTTTAATATCAGTTGTACTAGCTTTATTATTTTCTAAACCTTCAATTATAAAATCCGATTTATTTTTATTGTAATTTTGTTGAAAAGTAGCATAATTATATATATTATCATTATTCAGTGAACATTTATTACAGTTTTGCATATTATAAATTATATATATATATTTTACTAGTGATTTTCGGTGTAATAAATATTACTATAAAATAAACCTATTATATAAGTAATAAAATCATATATATAGTGTTGAATGGGATAGACAATGAATGGATATAAAAATAGTAATATAATCATAAATAATTTTTTATAAAACATATTACTATATCTAAAAGACGAATATGTGATACGAGTGAAATAAATGATTAAACCATAATAAATAAAAAATAATAAGAAATTCGCCAGATATAAATCATTTGTTTGCTCTTGCTTATAATGAATCATCTGTGTATCTTTTGAATATTTTTCTTGTATATCTTCTAATTCTGTCATTATATATTGCATAGATATTTCAATTTTTTTGTTTAAAAATGAAAAAAACTGTAATCAAAATACCAATACTTAAATTAAAACTATCTAATATGGCTCTTTGATAGAAGTAATCAACATAATTATAATTACCAATATCTGTATTATGTTTTTGTTTTAGTTGCTCTTCTGTCATATTTATATAATATGTATAATGAATATTCATATTATATTATTGGGTTTTCATAATAAAAATAATAGCAACTAATACACCCACCCCTAAATTTATAGTATTTACAAAGGTTTCATTGTATATTTTCTTCATGTTGTAATATCTAGATTCTGCACCTGAATTTTTTTCGTTTGTATTTCTTAATTTTCCATTAATATCACGCGAGTCGTCACTACCACTACCACTACCAAGTTCTGATTCGTCTAATTCGTCATCTGTTACACCAACAGTAACGTCTGGTGTTGTACTATTTTCATTACCTTCAACAAATCCTTCTTTATTATCAATAATATTTGTTTTTCGTAATTTACCAGTGGTGTCTTCATATACAAAATTATATTTTTGGGGGGCTGTAGCATAATCGTCTGGGAATGCGCGGAATATACCGTCATTATCAACAGGTCTAATATTAAATAATTGTTTATAATCACTAGAATAAATACGCATTTGACCAAATTTCATAGGGGATGTTTGGTCACTATCAACAACTGCACCTGCATTATCAATGCCACCACCGCTAACCGAATTACGTATATTATTATTTGTTAAATTTATACTGCTTATATCATCTGTTTTTTTAGTTATATTCTTAATAGCAGATTCTAAATTATTCCATCCATTTTTCCATTTACCCGATTTAGACTTATTTAAAGCACAAAAATCAGCAATACCTTCAATTACATTATTATCTTCTAAATCAATATTTTTATCTTTTTCATCATTAAAAAAAGAATATTTATGAATAGAAGGTTTATTGTTTTTCAAATTACTATAATTAAGTTTTGACATATACATTATAAATCTAAAATATAACTAAACACATACACGATAATATTCGGCGTTCATTGCAGTTACACTTTTTCTATCATATTTACAAACTTCTCCTGGTCGTAAACACATAGCTAATGATTGAGGGTCAAACCGCGAAACTTCGGGTAATTGATTAACAGATTTTAAATTATACTTTTGTTTAAGTGCAATAACTTCTTCTGGCAACAAGACTTGACACGATGGTACTAAAGTATGTTTCAATATATTAAATTGTAGCCGTTTAATATTATGAACAACAATAAAGATATCATCATGTTCATATAGGTATTTCATCTTAGAAACAATGGTATCATTGGGTTCATCTTCAGTAATAATCATTAGTGTATCATCTTTAGTTAATATATCTTCAATTAAATATAAATCTTCAATAATTTCATCCAAATCTTGTTTCTTAATTTGTTTAGCTTTTAGGTAGTATTTAATATAAACCTTGCGTTTATTTGTAGGATTTGTTAGTAACATATCTAATTGATTATTTTTATACATAGCATCAACTTCATTAATGCTAAATATATTATTATCACTTACGTTATAACCATTTCCTTCAAAAATGTCAATTAAATTAATTCGTGAGTTATAAATAGAAACAATTTTATTGCTAGAAGTACTCATTGTATATACTAATATTTGATACTTTATATTTATTTATAAAGTATCAATTTTTTGAAATTATTAATTTTAAATTTTCTTAATTACAATGTTTTTTTTAAAATCAATCTCATTTTCAATAGGTTTTTCGTCAGTATTAGAAATAGAAGATTTCATTTTGATAGGTGTTGATAAATTATTATTAGAATTACTAGTAGATTCTATATCATTAGTATCAATTTGCATGCTAGAATCTTCAGTCATATCATTACCATTTATAATCTTAATATTAATAGCTGGTGTGCTATTATTTTCTCCAATTTTAACATCAGTATCATTTGTAGGTGTAACCGGTTTATCATATATGGGACCAATATTAGGGCTACTATAAGTAAAATCTCCCATTTGATAAATATCATTTTGAGTAACTACTTTAATTCTATCACTAGAATCTAATCCAACAGTGTCTTCTGTTTCAATTGTTATAAATTTATCACCAATATTTTTAATACTCCATATTCGTTTAGGATTCATATCACCTCTAAAGTGAACATAATCTCCTACATTATATTCAATATTATTATTTAAAGAATCGTGTGAATCCGGTGGATATTCCGGCGTGTTGTATGAAGGTGCAAAATCTGGTGAATTCGGGTTATATTCAGGACTAACATATGGTGAATTCGGGTTATATTCAGGACTAACATATGGTGAATTCGGGTTATATTCAGGACTAACATATGGTGAATTAGGGTTGTAAACAGGACTATTAAATTGACTCGATGTTTGAGTTACAGAAACGGGTGAATTATTATATATAGGAGGTGGTCCTTCTGGTGAACCAGGATAAGGTGGTGTTTGTAAATTTTGACTATTATCATTATTAAGAATATCTTCAACCGTGTTTTCTCTAGACATCATATCTTGAATTATATTCTCTGGGGTTTTCATACTATCAGGTGTATTCATATTAAGTGGTTTATTATTTTTAAGGATATTTTGAATAGCATTATTCACGGTATCTGGATCAGAAAATTCATTTTTCATTAATAGACTTAAATTATTAGAAAAAGTCATAGTTTCTAATTGATTAATATTGTCTTCTGTAATAATACGCATTTGTATATTCATGGTTTGCAATTCTTGTATTAATAGTTTAAATGCATAAGGAACATCAATAATACTAAAATTGCGACCAAATTTAGAAACAGTTTCAATAGTCTTAGTATTATCAACTGTATCAGAAAATTTAATAGGACCATCTGCCATTGGACTTAAGAAAATATTTTTAGAAGGATTATAAATAGCAGTTAATCCAGTAGTATTACAAATAGCCATTCTATATTTATCTGCTCTTTCCATCATAGATTCTTTTAGGAATGCACTCGCACCATGTGAAATAACACCATCTCTTTCCATTTCTCCAATACGCAATCCACCGTCATTAGCACGTCCACTAACAGGTTGTTTTGTTAATGCAGTCATTCTACCGGTAGCCCGATAATTAATTTTATCTTTAACCATGTGTTTTAATCGCATATAATAATTCGGTCCCATAAAAATTTCTACTTCTAGTTGTTCACCTGTCATTCCATTATATAAAACTTCATTTCCACTAGAATGATAACCAGATTTGCATAATAATTCTCCATAAATTCCAATTTTAGATCCCTCATTATTAAATGCAGTACAATCACCAAATCCACCATAAGAAGCACATGCTTTGCCAGTTATAGTTTCTACAAATTGACCAATAGTCATACGTGAAGGAAGTGCATGTGGATTGATAATGAGGTCTGGTCGTATACCATCTTTATTAAATGGCATATCTCTTTCAGGTATGACTAACCCAACCGTTCCTTTTTGTCCGGCACGTGAAGCCATTTTATCACCTAAATTAGGAATACGTTCTTCACGAACACGTACTTTTGCAATTCTGGTACCTTCTTCACCTTCTGTAATAAATGTTTTATCTACTATACCAAGTTGTCCTTTCTTTGGTACTTTTGAACCATCAGTTTTTATATCTGGATTATTAGAAGTAGAACTAATGCATCCAATTAAAACAGTTTTATCATCTAATTCCGTATTTTCTTTAACTAATCCATGTTTATCTAATTTACTATAATCAAAACCAGGTTTTGTACCAATAACATTATGTAGGTCTTCAATATTGGAAAACACATTTTCAACGGTGGAATCATTGGTTTGTGTTTTTTCCTCATGCATTTCATAAGTACTATAATAAGTAGTTCTGAACAACCCACGCTTTAAAGCACCTTCGTTTACTAATATAGCGTCTTCCACATTATAGCCATTATAACACATAACAGCAACTATTGCATTTTCACCATATGGGTTTTCCTCGTTATTGATGTGTTTTAAATATCTGGATTTAACTAATGCATTTTGAGCATAATTAAGTACAACAGCTGTTTTATCCATACGAACTTGAAAATTAGTATGATAAATAGAACATGCTTGTTTACTTTGCCCACACGAAAAAGAATTACGAGTAGCGGGATTATTTTCTGGAAAATTGATTAAATTTGTCATTGTACCAAAAATAAGTGATTCATGAATTTCAACATGTGTATGTTTTCTTTCTTTTTCTAATTCCATTTTATTCATAGCAATTAATGCACCTTCTGTTTCGTTAGTATCAATATAATCAATAACAGCTTTTTCATGTAAGAATCTATTTAATTTTGCAGGATTCGTTTCAGCATCAATATTTTCATATAATTCATGCAATTCATACATATTATAATTATTTGGATTAAAATCCTTAATTTTTTTACGGTTGAACCCTGTGATTAATTCATTCCATGAAAAGTTATTATCGTCCAAATGTTGTTTAATAATTTTATTATCATAGGACATCTTCCCGGTTTCATCATCTCTATAAAATATAGGTCTACAGACGCGTCCAGCATCAGTATATATGAAAATTGTATTAGATTTTATTTCAAATGTAACACTGGTATAAATAGGTATTAATCCATTTCTACGGAATAATTTAAATTTTTTGATAGAATCAATTGGGTCTTGAACTGCGCCAGTCCAGAATCCATTAATAATAATTTTAGTTAATGCTGATAATTGTGGAGGTGTACATTCTTCCAGCAATTTCATGGACACTTTTTCACGTAACCATTTAATAATAATATCACGTGAATAACCCTGTGAAATATAGGCTCCAATAGATAAATGTTTATGTAATCCAATATTTCCACCATCTGGTGTATCAATAGGATCAAAAAATCCCCATTGTGTATTATGTAATACACGTGGACCAACAACTTTGACACTAGCATCCAAAGGTAAATTTGTTTTACGTAAATGACTTAACATAGAATTATGAGATAATCTATTTAGGTCTTGAACTACACCAATGCGTTTGGTATGTGTTTGTGCACCCCAATTTCCCTTGAAAGCTTTTTTAAATCCATTTTCAACAATACGTTCATTAAAAATCGCCTTATGTTCTTGTTGTATTAATCCATACAGATTATCTGCATATATTGATTGATTAAAGAATATTTTCTCTTCAAATCGTAAACGAATATTTTTCTTTTGCATTGTGTAGTATTCACGAAATAAATCATACATTAATGAACCGACAAGTTCAATACGCTTATACTTAAAATTATCACGGTCAGTTGGTATCTCGGTGCCTATGTAAACCGATAGTAATTGAAAGACAATATACCCCAAATAATAAGCCTTTTGTGTAAAATTCATTTCACCAATATGTGGTAAAAAATAATCAGCCAATATTTCCAATGTATGTGGAACGGTTTTCCCCTTTGTCAATGTTGCAATATATTTCAAAGCATTACGTTGTGTTAATATGCCACCAGCATCATGTACAGAAGGAATAAATAAATCAACCATATCAGCATGTTTTTCTAGGTCAAGTAAACACATAGTAATAATTTGTTTGTCACTAATAAATCCTAAAGCTCTAAAAACAATGAATAAAGGAACCGGTTTACGTACATTAGGTATATTAACAACAATATTTTTAAATGTAAATTTGCTAGTTGGTGTCATAATTTTAACAGATAATGTACGGATTGGTTTAGAAACATTTTCGGATACTGACCGTATTTCAGCGGAATATAAATAAGTATCATCATTAACTTCACGAATGTATAACATATTATCGCCAAATTTTTCTTGTGATACTACTGTCTTTTCTTTACCGTCAATAATAAAATATCCGCCATAATCATTAGAACATTCACCCATTGTATGACGTACTTCTTTTGGAAGACCTGATAATATACAATGATTAGATTGAAGCATAATAGGGAATCGTCCAAGAAAATTCTTTTCTAATGTCATCTTTCTAATTTGACGATTATTTTCATCAATAGATTTTTCAGTAGCTTCTTTATATAAAGCTTTTTCTGCAGGTGTTAATTCCATTAAGTTACGTTTAACTTTATTTTTACGAGTGGCTGCTGTACGAGTGCCACCTTCGGTGGTCCCATTCTCTATTTCAATGTCATCATCTTGTTCTTCAATAATAATATCTTCAGAGCCAACTAATGTAGGTGATTCTCCATCCTCTAATATATCAATAAATTCAATATCAATATCATAGTGAACTGTAATACCATATGTCATATTTCTAAGTCTTGCTTCATTTGGATACATATAATGAGAATTATTATCATCATAAATGATAGGTTTCCCAAAATATATTTTTTTACCATCTTTTCCACCCAAGTACATAATACATTTTGAGCGGTAATCATCAATAGTTTTATCATATCTAGTTTGTATGTTTATTGGATTATTTTCTTTGAAAATTTGAAAAATACCTTGTTTAAAAAAATCATTATAGGATTCAATGTGGTGTCTTACTAAAGTTTGTGGATTATCTTCAAATAATTGGTTTATAACTTTCCATACGGTAGTATTATCCATCAAGCTAGTGTATATAAAATATATTATATATTTTTATGTTATTTCTTAATCATTGTATTCTAATAGATTTAGTAATTTATTAATCTACAATAATTTTTCTTATGATATAATATATCACCAAAAATGGCTGACATAATGAATACTCTTTTCGGTCCACTTGACCGCAAATACTGTGCATACTTCTTTATTTTATCTATCATTGGATTTGTATTATTAGCATTGCTAGTGCTTTCTTCTCTTGTAGTTGGCCTTTCCAAAGGAAAGGGATTTGAGTTTTATTTCCAAATGTTTTCAGTAGCAATTGGTTATGCTATTTTCTATTTCCAAAATAGATTATTACACACAATGTGTTCGGGTGTATAAGGTTAATCGTTCTAATTCAAAATCATTTTTTTAAATATAATATAAAACCAATAATGGATATTTTATATTATAGCAATTATTGTAAACATTCTCAAAGTGTTGTACAAACTTTAGTAAAAAGTAATTTAACAGATAAATGTAGTTTTGTTTGTATAGATAAACGTAAACGTGACCCACAGTCAGGACAAATTCATATAATATTAGAAAATGGTACTAAAGTAATAATGCCACCAAATATACATAGTGTACCATCAATGCTATTAATAAAAGATAATTATCGCATTATTATGGGTGATGATATATTAAAACATTTTCATAAGGATATGAAGAATAATAATTCAAGAATTTCAAACAATATAACAACCCATGAACCAAGTGGTTATTTATTTAACAATACAATTGGTGGTACAAATATAATGTCCGAAAAATTTACAGGTTATGATATGACACCTGACGAATTGAGTGCAAAGGGAAATGGTGGTTCAAGACAAATGTATAACTATGTATCAGTACAGAATGATATGAACTTAATAAATACTCCACCCGATAACTATAAACCAGATAAAATATCAAATGATGTTACATTAGATAAATTACAACAAACACGTTTAGATGATATTGGACAAACCGATAATGTTATACCACCTGGTCCACCTCCCTTAAATATTTAATAATAATGATTGCATTATTATTAATAATAAAATTTATACTTTGGCTAACCCTAATTTTTGTAACGCAAAATTTATAATATATTGGTCGTCTAATCCCCATACATCATAGTCTTCACCTTCAATTAGAACATGCTTACGGTCAACAGCTCTGTTATTATTATCTAGATAAGTTACACCCATTGTAACGGATTTACCTAAATCTAATGAAATAACGGCTACAGTTACATTAGTTACTACAGTAGGTGTCATAGTATAAGGACTAATTGTAAACGTATTTTCTTCTTTTGACATGCTGTTTATATAATATATATACTAACTATATATTATTTGTTTATATATATTATTTAATATTGATTATTAAATATTGATTATTAAATATTATTAAATATTATTAAATATTATTAAATATTATTAAATATTATTAAATATTATTAAATAATATATATAAACAAATATTATATAAATATTATATAAATATCATATTATGGCAGATAAAAGTTCTATCAATAAAGCTTTCAATACATTAATATTTAATTTTATTGATGATATTATTTCAATATATCCAGAACAAGAAGATATTTCTATTGCAAAAACTTCACTTATGACATTTAAGCAAATGAATCCTACTATTGTTACAAAATCTTGGTATAAAATGGTTTATATTCCATATAAAGATGTAATTGATGCTGGTGATATAACATTCTTTTTTGAAAAAGACTATAATGCTGATTTACAAAATATCCCTAATGGAAAAGAAATTATGAAAGTGATTGATAAAATTAGAAAACCTATTAGTCAAATGGATGAAAAAAATAAGGGGCATTGTGCAGAATACATCACAAAATTAAGTAAATTATCTCAAATGTATGCATCTATGTAAAAATTATATTAACTCTAAAATAGTTGTTATTATAATTTATTATTTATTATTCATAATAATTTAATATATTCATAATTTCATAAGGGTCTTTTTTATCATAATATTCTTTTACAATATGTTTTGTAATTAGCATAGGTTCTTTCTTATTTAATGAACGAATATAGATGTTATGAATATTTTGAATATCATTCTTATATTTTGTTGGAATATAATTTGCCTTTTTTTCAATAAAAAAATCAATATACATACAATGAACTGTTCTAATTAACCAATCATATAATTGCTTTACTAAATAAAATGGATTCTTCATTGAGGATAAATACATTACATAATCGTTTTCTTTATTAATTCTCTGTAAACATAAATATTTATAAATTAATAAATTGTCTATCATTAGGCTTTGTTTAAATAATTTGTACTCATTTGTAGATACAGTTGTTTCATAACCAGTTTCAGTATTTGTTAAAACTAATTTCTTTCTATTGTAATTATATTGTATATCTTCATTTAATTCATCATAAGATTCATATATATTTTCATTTGTAGGAAAACAAATAATACCATTTAAATTAGAAAATGATGACCAATTCTCATATTCATATTGTGGTATATATTTGATTATGTTGCTATCTATTATTTCATAAATAGAGATCAGATACATGGATGATTGTAAAGAATATTGTGTTTTTAAACAAAATGTATAACAATAGTTTTTAGGAAAATATTCCAATATTGCTAATTCATGAAAAGGGCTGTTAATATTACCGGTGGTTGCTTCTATAAATAACAATTCATCAGTGCTAAGTATTTCATTATTATTTGTTATTGATCTTATTTGCCATTTTAATATTCTTTCATCGTAGAATACTTGCATTAATCTACCATCTATATATTCATGTATAGCAATATCTGTTAATTTTGGGTTTTTTTCTTTAAATTTATCTATAGATAATGTTTTTATAGGAGCAAATGCTAATAATTTTTTTTCAGGAAATGACAAAATAATAGAACGATATATACCATTTACTATATCATCTCTACATAACATGTCCTCATCATAATTTAATATACAATAAGATGTACCATCATATTCAGTTATATATTTATTAATATTGTTATTCACTACATTAGTAGATATATAATAAACCATATTGTTAGTAATCATATTGTTTTATTAGAAAATAATACAATATATCTTTAACTTATTTTGAAAAAAGCAATGCATATAATAACTTTCACAAATATAATTTAGATACATAATATATATTTTATTATTTAAATGGATACATCTAGAGTTCCCGATGAAATTAATAAGCTAGAGTCAACTTCATCAATTACATTAGAATTAGGTGATATTATTGAGTTGATTTCACCAGCTAATGATATTCTCCACGAAAGTACTATGTTTATAAAATATATTGATAATAAATTTATACAACTTATTAATGTATCAACATTGAAAGAATATCAATTAAACATTGATGAAAATGGGTTTATTACCGATGAATCTATTATTCAAGTTAATTTATTAAGTAGGAGTGATGAAAAAGGATATGTAAGACAAAATAATTTATTGCCAAATACATGGATTAATATTCATATTGGCGGGGAAATTCCTGCGATTATTACAGGTGAAATTGTTAATGTAGAAGAGGATATGTTAGAAATTATAACTTATCCCGAATTGAAAACCATATTCATTGACTTTAAGTATCAAGGTATTCCACTTGATATTCCCATTGAACAAATTATTATTCGTGAAAAACCAAACACATTGAAAAATATTAAATCATTAGCTTTAATTAAACAAGGATTAGAAGATGGCGAAGAATACGAGGTCCCAGACGAAGAATTTGCATCTATACAATTTACTGAATCTGGTGACTCTATTATTAACATACCGGAAGGCAAGACCGAGCAAAATATACATGATGTATTAAATGAACTATATCTGGATGCCAATTCTATTGTTACCGATGATCTCGGTGATATAGCTCAAGTTATTGAACGACCTGAAAATGAACAACAATATGGTATTGATATTCAAGTAAATGATATGATGAATGAATTAGTTTCTACAATTCCTAATGTTAAACGTACTAAAAATGTAATGGATAATATTCATAATTTAATTGAAAAATATAAATTACTACGTAAACAATTTTCCAAATTTGATGATAATCAAAATATTTATGATATTAACAAAAATGGGGAATATTATAAACCACTTATTCAAAATATACTTAAAATGAACACTAGATTAACATGGTTGTTACCAGTTGTCAAACTTGAGAAGAAAATATACAATAATAATAATAATACTGAAATAAATGATGTAGTTATTGAAGAAACCAATATATCTATAAGAGAAATTGAATCATTACAAAATAATTATTACAACCCCAATTCACAAGATGACTTGCGCGATTATATACTAATGCAAAGACGCATACAAGATATCATGAATCCTATGAATTCTAATACTGATAATTGTATATATTCTACACAAGTCCTATGTGACATTGAAGCAATTATTGATAATTTAGATGATTTTAATAGCACTGTTTATACAAAAGCCGGATTGTCCAAAAGACAATATATAATACAACGCTATAATTTGGGATTAACACGCTTAGATAACACATTACTTAAAAATGGGAAATCTATTTACACGAGAACGAATATGACTCCTAATGATATGATGTGTTTAAAATCATTGGTTACATTACCATACCCTGTTATTCGTTTTTCATCTATTAATTTACCTACTACTAGTATTATGGATAGAGCATCATTACACCACAATTATTTATTACTCTTTCGTACATTGCGAAAAAATACCGATATTACACCACATGTTATTAGTAACTTTGAAAAAGAACTAGACCATGAAAAAATGGATGAAAATACAAAACAAACTATACTAGATGGTATACATGAATTTATTTTAGACAATAGTAATACCGAAAATAATAATAATAATTTTGAAAAATTCTTGGAATGTATTATTCCTACTACTCGTGTACTTATACGTATTTTTAGAAAACATATCAAGAATAAGTTAACAATGGTTAGTGTTGTGAAAGAATTAGAACCATTTATGATTTATAGTGATAATATTACATATTCACATTATAAAGAGATTCGTTTCCATATTAAAGAACAAATTAAAGAACTAAAACAAAAATTGGACAAAAATTATAATGAATTTTCAAAAATAAAAAATAAAAAATATAATATTGTAAAAACACCCAATGTTTTATTAAGATTATTAAATGACAAAAAAGATGTTATTGATAATTTATTTCAAATATACAAAATAGACAATAAAGACATTAAGAACATTACAACTAATGAAATTTTATATCATATGCTTAATGTTGATAATTCTACTTTATATATGAATACTATTACTACTATATTAATTTCATTAATGACACCTAATAATCTTGTTAGTATTTTAAATGAACCTATATTAGATGATATGACAGATGTTGAACGAATAAAACCCAATGATTGCACGAAGCGATATTTATCAAAAAAATACAATTCTATTAAAGAATTACAAAAAGATAATGATGTGGATACAATATATTTTGATGAGGAATATGATGATACACCTTATGAAGTATTAGATAAATATAAAACAGAACAAGATAAGTTAGAACCCAATATATTTGTTGATTTTTTAACAGAAAATTTAATACAAAAACATGATTATCCCAAGAATCTAGCAACAGACCTGGCAAAAACTATTATCGCCAAGAAAAAGGAAATTACTGATGGCAATTATGCAGTTCTTGAAATTAAACCTACATTAAAAGAAGGCATTGATGCATCTAAACTAAGCAACCGTGATAAAGAATCTATTGATATGGAAGCTGATATTCGTAAAAAAACAGAATACTATAAAAGATTAAAAAATAATTGGATTATTGATAATGAAATTGCGGAAAATTCATTCAAAGATACTAAAGATATATTTTGCAATATTAGCGAAGAGTGTTTTTATAATAAAAAAAATAAAATGTGTGATTCTAATGATGCTAATAAAATACGCATTAGAGACCAACATAAAGACAGTTTAATTAATGAGTTTGATAAACGGTATCACCGGTCGGTTGACGAATTAGAAAAGGAATTAGAAGACAAAATTGCTTATCATATCAAATTATTAAAACGTAATAATATGCTTCGTGAAATACGTGAATATAAATATAATAATTTGGCATATGAAATTGGAAAAACATGTAGCAAAAGAGATATTATAAAATCACCACATATTCCTTTACGTAATCTAATAATGGGGAATAATGATTTTAGTAGTAAACAACACGAAATTTGTGATTTTGTTGACCAACATTGTAGAGAACCTATGATTGAACAATTAAATGAATTGCCGAATTGGTTGTATTGTAAAGATACAAATACGCAATTATTTCCTATTTCTATTTTTAAATTAGCAAATACATTTGTTTCAGGTGGAAATTACACACAAAAATTAGATGAAATATGTAATGAATATGGTATTCTTAGTGATAATGGGGATTCTATTGTTGATAAATATAGTGGTGAATTTTTACGTAAACTTGATTTTAGTACAGAAGAAGGGTTTGATGAAGCTGGATTTCGTATTACTACTCATTCTATTATAGAAAAAGATCTAGGAATTACGACAATGTCTAATGTCAAAGATATATCTAAAATTTTCAATGATGAATTAACAGAAACTGTCTATAATATTGCAAATACATTAAGTAAAAATATGAATATTTCTATTGATTCTATTCAAGATTATATTATACAAATATCTAATGAATTAATTTCAAAACATATTATTAGTGAAAATTCTTATAAAATTCGGTCAGAGGCTACTATTAAAAAGAATGGGAAACCATTAGGGCCATATGCTAATTATAGAAATGAAACAATTATTCTTATTGTCACTTCTGTTTTATTTGTTAGTATACAAACAGCTATACCTTCATTTTCTGTTAATAAAACTTTTCCTGGCTGTGTAAAATCTATTACTGGTTACCCATTAACCGGAATAGAAGATATTAGTGGAATTAAATATATTGCATGTGTATTACACAAATCTAAAAGTTCAGTTAAACCATGGAATTCATTACAAAAATTGAATGCGGAAAAGATTACCATGAGATTAAAAGAAGTTATTGAAAATTATATAATGAAAAAGACTGAATTTGAAGAATTATATACTAAAAAACATCAACATTTAATTTTGAATCCTGATAAAGTTATACCGAATGAACATAATATTACAAAATGGCATAACTTTATGCCACCAGTAGTATCATATTCTATTGTTAAATCATTAAACTCTGTATCAGGAGATTTTAAAAATGAATTATTAGAAACAATTAAAAAAGGTAGTTTATCACAAAATAATATGATTTCAGTATTAAATTCTCGTATTTCCTTTTTTGGATATGGCTTAATAGAATTAATCAATAATATTGTTAAAACAGAAAACTTATTAATGAAAACTTCCAGTGAAATACCGTTTTTGGAAAATTCATGTTGTAATGAAAAACCAGATTTGATTAAGCCATTAATGTATTTCAATGATAAAGATGCCAGTATAAAAGTATTAATAAAAAAAGTACGTAATATGATAAAATTACAACAATATATTAAAGATATTACTATAGCTCCTTCCTTTTATCATGCTGAATCTACCAGATTAAATCATCCAGATTTACCTGATGGTAGATTGGAAGAAAATATTTATGCTGCTGTTTTTGGTTATTGTAATTTTGACAAAAAATTACCTATTCCAGAGAACTTGAAGTTTATCTGTAATGAAAAACCGGATGATTATAAATCATCATGGTCATTGTTAGAAAAAATAGAATTCATGAAGCGAAATGGTAAACGTTATGATGTTGATACTTTAAATGATTTAATGAAAGTTATTAATCAAGAAAAAATAGTTTCTATAAATTATGATAATGATGTTAATATTATAAATAATATTGTTGAATTACTTGATCATCTAGATAATATTGATTCTTCACTATTTGATAACCGTTTTAGAGAACATTTACGTTTGGTTTTAAATCAATACAATCCTAAACAAATGAGAGATACTTACACAGATGAAATGAATAATTTTACTGATTATTTATCCACATGCAATTATAACATGTATAAAAAAATTATGAATTTCTTTGATGAACACGGAAATTTAACAAACACACAGTACGACCATTTAAATAAGTACTTAATGAATTTGTCTGTATGGAATATTGATACATCCAAACAAACCGAAACCATTAATGATAATGAATTATATACGGTTTCACAATTCATACAAAACTCTATTGTTATGATTACAAAGGTATATCCAAATATACTTATTAATAATTCTAAATTTTTTAATAAAATTCCTACACATTGGGACTTGGCAAAGGACCACGTTATGGATGTTGATAAATTTATTAATAAATACTATGAAAAGTTGGATTCTTTCCGTAATGATAAATCACTTATTGAAGTGTTACAAGAAGTAGAAAATATTATGACTGATATCAATCTATTTGTTAAAAACATTCCAGTACAAACAGATATTAAACGCGAAATTATTAATGAAAAGGGAGAAAAACAAATCATTTCATTTTATTCATTATTCAACAAGGATACTATTCATCTATTGTTCAATTATTGTTTTTACTTAACATTATGCAACTATATTAACATTTGCGATAGATCAAATATAATACAAACTGATATTAATAATAATAAAAATATTAGAAGAAATGCAAATATAGATATGCAAGACACTGCATTAAATATGCAAGCAACATCTAATGTTGACGAAAATCAAGAAAGTATTACCGAAATTCAAATTTATACTGATAATGCAAATATTCATTTAAAATCTAGGGTTGCATCATTATTATATACTTTTTTACAGATTGATATTGCTAATAAAAGTGAAATTAATTATTCATATGATGACGTTATTCGCAAAGTAAATTTAGCAAAAGAACGTGAAAAGAAAGGGTTTGTTGACTATTTAGGCAATATGAGTATTGAAAATAGAAAATCAGAAGATTTAATGAAAAAATATAGATTGGGGAAATGGAATGTTGGTCAACAGACTGGGTTGTTTAAATACAATAAAGAAACATATAATAGAGAACGTACTGAAATGATGGAACAACTCACTGAAGATGTTATGGGAAATGTACATAATACGGTTAATGAAATGAGAACCAGTATATATGATCTGGAATTACAAGAAGAAGAATATATGAATAATCAAGAACAACAAGAGACAAATATAGATAATTTAAATGAAGATTATGCCGATGGAGTTGTATACGATGAAGACCAAGAGGACAATTTTGATTAAAATAATTTAACATAATTTAACATAATTTAACATAATTAACATTATTAAAATAATTTAACATAATTAATATAAATTTCACATTATTATTTATAACAATATATTAAATAATAATGAGTGTAAAACAATTTGTATACCATAATAAAGTAAATGTCGCAATTTTGATATTTATTTTTTCTATATTTGCAATTCATTACAATCAACCAACATTAGTATACAATGATGATGGAAGCTTTCGTGAATTTGGTGTTGGATACAAACATAAAACTATTATACCCATTTGGTTAGTTGTTATTCTATTTGCTATATTTAGCTATTATTTTGTTCTCTACTATTTAGCGTATATGTAGTATTATTTTGCTACAATTATAATATATAAATATGTCATTTCCTAGATTAATTGAGAACAATGCAGCATATTATTTACAAAATACATTACAAAATTGCCATGAAAACAGAGTAAATGTATATTATTATTTTCTTAATATCATGGTTCTCTTACTATTCGTTTTTATTGTTGGTTTTACATTATATTATTGTTATAACAATAAACTTTCTGATTATGATAAACAACAAAAAATGTTAAAAGACCAGGAATTTATTGTTTCCAAGATACGGTATTACCAAGAAGAGGTTAAACAAACGAATAATAATGGCTCATCTATGATTACCGATTTACCGTCTATGCGAGTATAATATATATATATTTAATATATATTATGAATATTATTCGTCAACAAAGAGAACATATCATTACAAATAATAATATTGGTAACACTGAATTAGCTAATATATTGGAAAATACGAATAAACAAATAGAATCACTTGTTATTAAGGAATCCTTACATGGCGATTTAGATTTTTCCATCATTAAAACAATGGGATTCGGTCTTATTAAAGAAATTACTATACATGAAGGTGATGTTATTAGTATTTCTAATTTACCAGAAGGACTAAAGAAATTTACTTGTACAAAGAATTTATTAATAGAGTTAGAGAACCTTCCAAAATCAATTGAAGAATTAGATGTAAATAACAACTATATTGAGGTTGTTTCAATTGATTATTTGAAAAATATCAAGGTTCTCAATTGTGCCTCTAATAAAATTACTGAATTAAAAGAACTTCCATCATCTATACAAGAAATACGTTGTGAAAATAATAGCAAATTAACCTCTATTCATCTAGGTAATATTCAACAATTGAATGTTCTCAATGTTTCTAATACAAACGTACATATTATTTATGATTATCCAGGTGTTGTTGATTTCAAAATGGAAAATACACCTTCTATTGAATTTCGTGATGCAGTTGAGAATATTTCATTAAATAATGCAAAACATGAGAACCTGGAAGAGGAAATGAAAATTAAACAGAACTATATTGAAGGATTAAATGAATATTTCTCATTAAAAAATAATTATAAAAAAAAATTATTGGAAGCCAAACGTAAAGTATTTAAATCTGCGGTTACCAAGAAAATTGCGAAAAATTCGGCGGCAACCGTTAAAATTCCATGTATTAAATGTCAACGACAAGTCGGCACCAGATTTTTAAACAAATATGACAAGTATATGGCCTTATGTGGGGATACACAAAACCCATGTACATTAGATATTCAAATATATACTGGGGAAATTGATATGTATAAAGAACATTTATATGATAATTATCAAAATATACAAGGTTTAAAACAAAACATTATTTGTAAAAAATTAGATTCACTCTTTAGTTTTGTTACGAAAGAAGATTCGGTTAATGATTTTAAAGACGAATTAGAAAAGTATACTATTGCAACCAAAGTCTATGCAGAACTATTAGATATACATAATAATATTTATAATAATCCGGATAAAGATTTGTTAATTGACAAGAAAAATGAAGTCATATTTAGATTAAAGGAATCTATTCATAAACTATTGGATGAATACAAAGATACTAACAACAAAGATTTTTTAAAACAAGCGGTTCTCGCTCAATATAAACAACTTACGCCTGAATACAGAAATTTACGAATGTTAAAATATGAAATTATGGAAATGGATAAACAACGTAAACAAAACCTTGATGATAAACAAAGGATTATATTAAATGAGAATTGTGAATTAGAAATTGCAAAGGAAGGTAATACTATCATTGAACATCATTTAGTACAGCGTAATGCATCATTAACAAATATGGAATTTTCTTTTCATGAAGATCCTCGTATTATTAAATTTGTAAAATAATTCTAGATAATAATCTACATTTATAAATTATTATTTGTATATTATATAATGGAACCTTTAGCTAAACGTTTTTTCATATTTATTTTCGTCTGCATATTTGTACGTATTTGTCTAGTCGCGATTGCCTATTATATTGATATTAATTACTTACCTTATATGGGATATATTACTGCTATTATAGGTATTGGATTCTTAATCATATTTTTGGGGGGATATAGAAAATCGGGACCAGAAACTTACGGTGATGTAATATGGTGGAATAATTTACGACCAATACACGGTATGCTATATTTGTTATTTTCTTATTTTGCTATTCAAAAAAATAGAAATGCTTATGTATTTTTACTTCTTGATGTCATTATTGGATTTCTTTCTGGTATGAATTTTCATTATAAACACGGATATTTATCCTAATAAATTTAACATTGGTTATAATTTGAAATACCATCCCATTTAATATTATATTTGTCTGCCCATCTTTTTTTATCACATTCTGTTTCATATGCTGCAAAATTAATTGCATCTTTATCTGTATTTATTCCATCTATATCACTTGCAGTTAAATCTTCTATTTTATTATTAGTTTTTAAATTACCAATATTTTTATCACTAGGTATTTGACATTGAATTATATCACCTTCTTGTGTTGCTTCCCATAAATCTGGGCAAGTATTTTGTACAGGTGGAAAAATATTGTTGCTAGTATTACCGGATTTTTCATTCTTTTTAATACGTGTTCCAATAAATGTTAACATAATGATTAATAATAATATTGCTATAGCTAGAACTGTTAAATAGAACCACTCCATTATATACTAATAATACAAATTATTCGGTAGATTATTATTCTTATTACTAAATATTTAGTGATTCGCAAATTTATTTCTTATTAGAAACTATACTATTAAAATGAATTTAAGTAATATTGATGTTTATAACAATAATCAAATATTAGATAATTCTATTTATAATGGCAGGGTAAATATCGTTGAACCACCTTCACCCGAAATACAATTTAAAATGCAAGAACGAATCGCCATAAAAAATAAGACAACTGAATACAGAGAAGCTCTCACAGGTGAAATAGAAAGCAATATGTTAGCTACAGTCTATTTTTCTGCTGATAATATTCAAATTGTACAAAATGGTCTTCGCGCGGGTGTACATAATATGTCAAATGGTAAATATGTTATTCCCCCTCAAAATATGGATACATTAAAGATTATAATGCGTAGTATGTATTTACAACATGCTGAACATGATATGAATAATATCAAGAATGAAGTAGCAAAATTAAATAAGTTAGTATTGGATTATGCAGTTCCAAGTGTATATGGTGAAGCTGTTGGTTATGAGAAATATTGTCAAGACCAAAGTAGTATTGCCATGCCTATGGAATTACCCCGTCAAAGTGACCGTGATTTCAAGCAATTAGAATTAAAAAATTTTGTGTAAATATATGAATTATACTATTTATTTATTATTTATTTATTATTTATTTTTAAAACCTTACTTTTAGTCACCTTTTTTACAGACTGCTTTGTTTCACCCGATTGAATTTTTTCGCGTTTCTTCTTATACGTATTATAATGAGTTTGGAAACTGCTTAATTCATTAGACCACATCTTTTCCAACGTCGTGTTTATTAACACAGATAATTCAATTTCAGTATCTTCTTTTTCTTTCATAATCGATGACACATTTTCATCTGTCACCGAATCCATTGGCATTTTTACCAAATACTTGTAATCATTATCTATCTTATCAAACTGCATTCCTTCCAACAATTCAAATACTTGATTTGCCTTCTTACGTCTTAAATCAATGGTACCTTTCAAATTTTCTTGAATATATCTTGCACGATTGGACAGTCTAACTAATTTATTATTCATATTTTTAATTAAGAACTCTTTTCTTTTTCTGTAAACATCTAATCTCACTAGATAAAACTCATCAATGATTTCTTCAACAGAATCATATTTATGTAGTCTACAATCTTTGTTAAACATATGCATATTCGTTGCACTATTTGTTGTTGTTAATTTTAACAATTTATCTACACCATTACAACCATATTCATCTGTAGTCTCTTCTAATTCACGCAATGAACCTCTAGGAAACACAACTGTAATATCTACTGATACTTCTGTACAGATGGATGTAAAATCGCGAATCGTCGGCGTACTCTTCTTACCAGACTTACTGGTTCCATCCATTAATGATTCAAGGAAACTAGTATACGGCATTGTCCATGTTCCAACGGGCAATTCTGTAATACGAATTTTATCATCACCTATCTTTTCATAAACACCCTTGATTAAATATTTCTTTTCTGCTATACGCTGAATGCTTCCATGAAAGCCTTCATAGTATGGAATAAAATCAATATCCTTTGTTGATTTTCCTTTTAACTTTTTATTCAAATAATCTACAATAGTTAATGGATTATAGGAAGCAATATTACATGAAAATCCTGTACCTATACCGGAAATACCATTCATTAATGCAAACGGAATAATCGGTACGTAATATTCAGGTTCTACTATAGTACCATCATCATTCAAATAATTCAATACAGAATCATCTGCATCAGGGAAAATACTGCGAGTTAATGAATTTAATTGTGTAAATATATATCTCTCTGATGCGCTGTCGTCGCCACCATGCAATCTTGTTCCAAACTGTCCATTCGGTTCTAACAAATTGATGTTATTTGAACCAACAAAATTTTGTGCCATATTTACAATTGCACCATTTAAACTGGCTTCACCATGATGATATGCACTATGTTCTGATACATATCCTGAAAATTGGGCAACCTTAATTTCACTAGTTAACTTACGCTTGAATGCAGAGAATAATATTTTTCTTAATGAAATCTTCAAACCATCCACCATATTAGGAATAGACCGAGCACAATCATATGTACTGAAATGAATCATTTCATTATTAATAAATTGTTCATATTGAACAGAAGGACTACTTGTATCTAGATAAGCATCTTTATTATATGCCTCCAACCACTGCTTTCTATCATCAGCGCGTTTCTTGTTGAAAATTTTATCTATCATGTCATCACTATTCGTACCTGAATATACAAAATCTACAATCTTTTTATTTGCAAAATAATTCTTGAATTCACTAGACGTGGACGTACCAAGACCCTTAAAATATTTTACATTCCAACCTGATGAATTATTTTCATCCAAGTTAGTTTTCCATGTATTATATTCACCGTCATTATAGAATAAGAGTGTTTTAGCACCCTTCTTGGCACGTAATATTGGTGTATTCATAAAAGATAGGAATCCTGGAATCCTTGTTAAAGATGGCCATTCACTATGAAATAAATTTATACATAATCCTTTAATGTGAGACCCATCTAAATCTTGATCTGTCATGTACATAATCTTACCATATCGCAAATATGTATGAACATCCTGAATAGATTCATACTCACGACCAGTTTCTAATCCTAGAATTTTCTTTATTTCATTAATTTCTTTATTTTCACTAATTTTCTTGATTTGTTCACCACGCACATTCAATAATTTACCCTTCAATGGATAAATACCAATCGTGTTTCTGTCATCACTTGATAAACCGGATACGATTCCAGATAATGCTGATAATCCCTCACATAAGATAAGAATACAATCTTTAGAATTTACAGTACCACTGTAGTTAGCATCTATCAAATTTGGAATACCACGAATGGACTTGGTTTTAGAACCATCTGTTTTCTTTGCTAACTTATTTTCCTTTGCTTCAATCAATGAACATGCTACATCCATTACACCCATTTTTGCTACTTTTTCTATAAAATTATCGCTAACCTGACAAGTTGAACCGAATTTTGCAGCAGGTGTATTCATATAATCCTTTGTTTGACTATCAAATGATGGATTTTCTACATCACATCGCAAGAACAATATAATTTGTTCCTTGATTGCCGCAGCATTAACCTTAATCTTTCTCTTTTTTTCAATATAATCACATAACTTACGAACTATTTGTCCCATTATATAATCAACATGCTTTCCACCTTTCATTGTGCATATACCATTTACAAACGATACTTGCATAAATTCATGATTCGGTGAAACAGAAACAGCATATTCCCATCTTTCATCAGGATGTTCATAGACACGCTTTGTTTGTTCTTTATTACCAATATATAAATCAATATATTGTTGGAATGTTTTTATATTTAATTGTGTTGCATTGTAAGTAACCTTTATCTTTTTAATGGAATGGTCGGTCACTGCACCAATGTCATATATTCTTTTCTTTAAAAGTGCTAACATATCCGGTGTTATACCATTGATTCCAAACCGTTGGTAATCAGGCTTAAATGTTACACTGGTATATGATTTGGTTGTAAGAGGTACTTTGGTAATTGTTGGTGGGTCAATATTATCTAAATTATTATGAAATTCTTGGACATATTTCAATCCACGTGTATGATCTACTGTCTCAACACGCCCGTATACTGACCATATTAATACTAGTTTAAACCCAAAACCGTTCTTTCCACCTACTATTTTCTTTTCGCTTTTATCATAATTTGTTGATGTACGTAAATGTCCAAATATCATTTCTGGAATCCATAACTTGTTTTCTGGATGTTTAGCTATATCTATTCCATTCCCATCATTTGACATTGTAATTACACCTTCGTCATCAATAGTTGTATCTATATAACTAACAAATCTTTTATTCAATAATGAAGATTGTATCATACGAATAACATGATCCCTACAATTTACAATACCTTCATCAAATAATTTATAAAGACCAGGAATATATTCTATATCACGGTAACAAATCTTTTGTTCATTTTCATCGTATACCCAAAGTGATGCATCCACATTTTCAACTGAACCTATATAAGTATCAGGGTTATCTAAAATATGTTGCTTATCTGTTTTTTGTTGGTATTTGTTAGCAAGTTGTGTTGATTCATTCGCTGACATCTTTTTAGAAAGTGACATTACTATATAGATATAACTAGAATCTATTTTTTATCTCAATTTTTTATACTTCTAATATAAGAGATGATTCAACCCAATAAATTAGCTACTGCAGGTAATGACACCAGAATAACACAAAAAATAGCATATTCACAGCTACTGCGTAATAGAAAATTTAAATTAGTAGAGAATGTAGATACAAACGAATATTATTTGGGTCAAGTTGTTCTTAGTAGTACTGGTTTAATACCTACATATATTAAACAAATAATAACACCTGATTATATAAAACAACTTACACGAAGACCATTATATATTAAACAACTTACACCAGATATAATACCAACATATATTGACCAATTTATACTAGATACTGAAAGTAACCCTACAACATTTATTCAACAATATGATAAAGAATTATTTGTACCGGGAAGACCCAAACCGAATATTTCTCGTCCTGTTGCCTTATTTCATCAATATTCAGCTGGTCAAATATGGTTTAAATAAATTTAGGATAATTTCATTATATTTTATTTATATACTATATAATGAAACGACCTGTTCGTCAAAGTGATGGTAAATACCATATTAAAAATGGTAAATTTGAAGAATTGTTTGGTTCTCGTACACAAGTTATGAATGGTACTGCATACAAAACTAGTGGTGAACTTACCAAAAAAAATTTGTTAATGAATAGATGGGGACGTATTGTTTCCGCTAAGAAACACAAGACCGCCAAGAAAGAAAAACGCCTTGAGAAAGCCGGGTTTTTTGCAAAAAAAGGGAAATTCGGTTATGTTAAGAAAACTGCTCGCAAAAGCCGTAAAATGAAAGGTGGTATGGCGGATTTAACACCTGCTGCTGTTTAATTTTTATAACATATACCAATCACTCGAAATAAACTTTGATTCTATAATATATTCTTGATAATTGTCAAATATATATTTCTCAAAATATACTTTACTTACTATTTGTCGTTGTTTGTTATGTAAATTACTAGATAATGCAGTTGTTGTGTACTTACTATAATGTGTATATGCATCATATATTGATATATTATGATAAATACCGGGTGATGCCATCCTTGATAAACTGTTTGATGACATGTTTTTCGCTTTATTTTGCATATCTACTTTTAAATTATCCATTGCTATCTGTATCTCTAATTGTTTATCCCATAATAAACATCTCACTTTTCCTATATATTTATCTTGTTCTATTTCTAATTCAGGATGATAATATGATAATAAATCCAACACCTTTTTATCATTTATATTTGAAATATTTTGATTATTTGTTCCAGACCATTTTCTAAATAAAAGTATTATTTCTTCTATTTCTAACTCGGTTTCTAACTCATCTTCTACCATTGTTTCATTCCAAAAATTTAAAAATGTATTTATTACCGGTAAATATTTACTACAAATACCTGTAAATGTATCCTTTTCTTCTAGATAATAGGTATTTAATTTTTCTATTAACATTGTTTTTAATGGTTGTAAAAATACCAGTGCTGGTAAATCCTTATCTGATAAAAATTGTTTCCATAAATACTGCATATTTTTCCAGCTTATTTGGGTTATACCTGATGATGTTGTTTTTGGGGTAATATCTATATCTAGTACATTTTCTATAAAATCATTCACTAATGTATCTATATTCATATTCTTTATATAAAATATATTTTCTACTAATTTGTCACTATTGCAATAATTTTCTATATATTCATCAGCTGAATTATATCGTAATGAATAATGACATGATACACATATTAGATCCAAGATATTTGTATTTAATATCTGCCCCCAAGTACTATCATATTTTATACTTCTATTTATTCTTATTATTCTACAATCTTCATATTTATGGTCGTAATACTTATGTTTAAATGTTTGCGATAAATTACAACCTATGAACATTTGACACATATTATTTAATTGTTTTAAAAAAAATTTCGCATTTGGGTCTATTATATAAATCAAGGATTGTTGTTTACGAAATATATTATCACCTAATACCGTTAAAAATAGTTTCGCTTCTGCTCGTGTTCTAAATAATAACGGACAAATACTATCTATTACGAATTGAATCGTTTGTGATTCTGGGATTGATTGTAATAAATTCGTTTCACGAATTCGCTTCATTATATTTAATCTTGTTTTTTGTTTCCATGACATTAATGAACTATCTCTACTTATTGTATTTATCACCTCATGTAATATATCATCTTCATTATATAATTGATAATGTTGTCCATCATAAAAAAAGAAATTATCAGTTGAACTTGAATAAAAATACTGATTATTATTTAAAAATGCTTGAATAAAAGTATCTTGCTCAGACGTTAATTCTGTCATACGTATCACACGCTGATTATGCTGCGTATTCATTGTTTCAAATATACCACATAATTGATTATTTACATAATTGTTTATTTTTTGATACATATAATCATTTTCCTTATATTTATCAAACAATTTATCTATTGTTTCTAATACATTCTTCTTATCAGTTTCTATTTGTTCCATTACTATAAACGTAATATAAGACTGGGTTTTTATATTACTTTTAAATATATTATATTGTTACTACGTTATGGTGTATTTTATCTACATTCTTCATACTATCCACTAATGATGTTGTTATATATTTTGATATTATCATTTTGGAATTTAATACCTGTTCCATTGGTAATGATGCAAACCAATTGAATTTATTTCGCATTATTATCTCTTCTCTTGGAATGTATATACCGAGTGCAGAATTATCTAAATCTAGATAAGCTTCTTCCATTAATTCATCTATTATAATTTGATTATTTTTTGCTGTCTTTACACCTATTACTTTTCCATCTATTAATTCTAATTTACCACATTGTATTAATTCTTGGCATTTATCTTGAATTATACCTACAAAATTATCTTTCATTGTTATATGAGTATGCGATAAAGAACTTTGTAAATAATTTACTATTTCAATAATACTATTGTGATTTTGGCTTGCACCCATAAAATATGTATTTGGTATAAAATCCTTATTCATTGTGTTATTCTTTAAATCACATGTATGGTTTACTTCTTCACATACAAATGCCTTCCCAATATTATTATACTTTTCATATAATGGTTTTAATGATTTTATACATAAAAAAGAATTGGGTACTACTATACCACCATATACTTGTAACAAACGTGCCATACCTAATTCACGATATTGGGATTTCATTGGTTCTGCCATATAACGAACATTCACATCCCATGATGGTAATAACTTATTAAATGATTCATCGTCTATTAAACATACATTAAAATCATTACCACAGTGATTAATTATAGATTTGATTGTTAAATGTAAATAAGGCTGATTTAAATTATCTGTATTACGTGATGAAAAATCCTTCCAATTTCTTGCGTTTATTTCATATCTTGAATGAATCCAAATTTTGGGACGATTTGAACCATATAATGGCGACTCATTCAGTAAATAATCTTTTATTAAGTTATAATCTTCGTCGTTTGTATCAAAATTTTGTCTTACATTATTTAATAAGGATGTTGCACCTAATATTAAACCAAAAGCGATTACATAATGTGTTACATTTTTTGAATTGAATAACATTATTTGATTATACGTATATAATATCATAGTATATTTTATTCATCGTTTAACCTTATTTCAATACAAATATAATCAATAATATATTAAATAATCAATAATATATTAAATAATCAATATTATACTTTGATTCATTATATTTCATTTGTGAAGTAAATAATATTGTATTTATTTTACATATTTGACGTACTACATTTGTAAATGATTTATATGTCATTTTACGTGTTATATAAAACGATTTACCAATATAATAATATTCTGACAATTTGTTACAAAAATCATCATTATAATTATGAAATATCATTTTACGATATGCATTCATATCAACTAAATAATAACTATCTGTTTTTAAACAAATTTTTTCTAATAAATTAAATAATATTTCATTGGGTACAGGATATTTGAATATTTGATTTATCATTACCTATTTATAAGATATATTTTATCTTTATTATATTTGTTTGTTTTTTGCTAAATCTGTAATAAATATTTATAATTTATAAGTATTTATTTTTATCTATTTATTTTATGTTTCTTATTCAGCCTCTTGTTGAGCCTTTAATTGAGCCTCTTGTTGAGCCTTTAATTGAGCCTCTTGTTGAGCCTTTAATTGAGCCTCTTGTTGTGCCTTTAATTGAGCCTCTTGTTGAGCCTTTAATTGAGCCTCTTGTTGTGCCTTTAATTGAGCCTCTTGTTGTGCCTTTAATTGAGCCTCTTGTTGTGCCTTTAATTGAGCCTCTTGTTGTGCCTTTAATTGAGCCTCTTGTTGTGCCTTTA